GCGAGTATCATAAAATATGAAAAGGGTCGGGAAGTTTTTGTAAGTTTCTGTAAATTTATGTCGGTATTATTACACTCTTTTTCGTTTACAAATCATTTTTTCCTTTTTGTCTTCTCCGCTTGTAAATTTATTTCTGACCAAATATATTAGATTATTCACATTGGATATAAATATCCAATATTGAAAACGTAGTTTCAATGTGAAATTATTCCCTGTATTATATTTGGAGCTTATAGCATATGTTAATTAAATATTTAAAATTAATTATATTAGCTCTTTTATATATGAAATTAATACTACACAATCTTTAAATATTTGTAATCCAGTATGTGTATTATCAAATGGTATTGATACAATACTTGACCAGCTACGCTCAATATAGTGCGCTGCTTCTGGATCTTTAGATGAAACCTCATTTAATAAATTTATATAAAAACTTTTTGTACGTTTTATAATATCCTCATTTAAAGCGGCAAAAATACCAGTAAATGATATTGATTTAATAGGTTCATTATTAAATCTTTTTTCAAACCATTTGCCATACGGACGTATTTCTGCTGGTGTAGTTTTTGTATTTGTATTATGGGTACGATTGTTTTTATTAGTAAAAATATAGCTATCAACAACTATATTTTTTTGTTGTTCTATAAAATTTTGCGAGGAAAACCCACATGATGTTGATTGGGGTTTATTTATTAAAACATTAATAATTTGTATCATTTGATATCGTTTATAAAATCGTGTCCATGCTGTCCCAGGTAGAAATAATGTACAATTATACATATTATTATAATTATGTATTATATGATATAAATATGTATGGGCCTCATATCCTATATTTGGTAAATTTATAATAGAACAATTTGTAATATTTAATACTTTTTCTGAACCCTTATTATATATGAATATATGATTATATAAATTATTTGGTATATATCTAATCCAACTTATATCTTCTTCATATACTGATATAACAATATCACATACTGGTTTATTATTTTCAGTAGTATTAAAATTCATAAGTTTATTATATATTATAATACAAACTAATACAAGTACAATAAATATAACTAATATTATATTATTAAATTTATTTTTATTTTTACTCGCCATCCTATTGTGTATATTTATTATTTTAATATTATTCTAATAGCTTTATTTTATATTAAGTATAAAATATGCCGGAAGTCTATTAGTCTATTAGCTATGTGTATTATTAAAAACTTTCAATATATATCTCATAATTCTTTAACGTATATCTAAAGTATTCAATACTATTTAAATTTTAAACATATAATAGATGGAAAAATATGAGAGTTGCTATACATTTAAAAAAATTACATATACGGATGGATTATTTAATAAAAGTATAGATGCCACTTATATAATACATTTAGATGGAAATGGTAGATTAGACAGTATTAATAAACAACTTTCTGATTACCATATAACAAACACAGTTTATATTTTATTTAATAAGGGATTTAAAAAATGTAAGAAAGAATTAAAATTACAACGTAGTGATTATGATCTTATAGACGCAAATATAGAAATTTTTAATCATTCTAAAAAAAATAATTATTCAAATATACTAATACTCGAAGATGATTTTATATTTAATAAGCATATAAAATCATCTATACACATAAATAATATAAATAATTATTTAATAAAAAATTCTCATGCTAAGTTTGTATATCATCTGGGAGCTATACCATTTTTTGTAATACCACACAACTTATACACATATAAATCAATATGCTTTGCCACGCATGCAACTGTATTCACAAAAAAATCACAAGATTATATTATTGAATATTTTTCTAAAAAATATATAGATGACTGGGATATTTTTATATTAAAACATATACCAAGATATATATATTATAGACCACTCTGCTATCAAACAATACCTGAAACTGAAAATAAATCAAATTGGTCTTTGCCGCCAATACTAGCAGATATTAATACTAAAATTATCAAACTTTTAAATCTTAATAATGAAGTTGAACCAGGTACAACATATATTTATATGTTTGCAAAAATTGTTTCAATAATTACATTTATTTTTATAATATTTATTATTTATATACTGTTATCATATTTAAAGATATTTAAACAATACACAAAGGTATTTAAATCTCATCGTTTAAAATGATAGAATGATTTTTGTATAGATTTAAATATTGATTTATATTTTATTGATAATAATAACTTAAATATAAAATATATAATAAATATTAATATTAACCCTATAATAAAACAAATAATATTTAAATATTTATAACATATACTTGTACCTGGTTCAGGCTGCTTATCTAATTTAAGTATTTTAGAAAAAAATAGTAACACATCAGACATAACCCAGTTTTTACTATTATTAGTAATAGGGAATAGTTGATAGCATAGGGGTTTATAATACATATACCATTTGATATTAAACATAATATAAACTTCTGGATTATTACTCGCCCTATTTAAATTTTTTATTATATTTTTTTGTGCCTTATTTGAATATACAGTAGCATGTAATGCACCACCGAGTATAATACGTTTTGTATATTTATCATATGAATAATTTAGTACTGGTATCATACCCAAACTATAGACGAACTCCTCATCTTTATGATCATTAATAAATTTATTAATATGCAGGGCATGCTCAGTATTTTTAATTTCCGGATTAAATATAAAATCATCCTCTAAAATAAGAACATTTGAAAAATTATTTTGCTCAGCATGTTTAAAAATTTTAGTATAACAATATACTATATCATATACTTCTGATTGGTTCTCTATATTTTTTTTACATTTTTTAAATCCCTTATCATATACAATATAAATTATGTTTGTAGGATGGCAAATTTTTAGTTGATTTTTAATAGTATCTAAACGTCCATTCCCTTCTAGATGCATAACATATGTAGCATCTATACTTTTATTAAATACACCGTCATTATATTCATTTAATTCAAATGTGTAACATTTATTATCATCCATGCTATTAATATTCTAGATTTTATCTATGCTCAACAAGCATCAGAGCTATTTAAATATATCGATACCACCAAGTACTTAATTTAAGTAATTGGCTCTGACGGCTAGAAAGAAAAGTTATAGTGACTCCAATGACATAAGGCTACACCGTGGCCTTATCAATGTGGATTCTTGAGGATAAAAAACTTTGTCTTTTATCCGATTGTTAAGCCTTCAGCTTAACCAACTTTACTAGTAAATGTTAGACAACCTATTGATTCTGACTCAGATAATATGCAAATTCTTTTTCTTCAAATCTTCCTAAAAAATCCGGAAGACTATTCTAAATGGCCAAGTGGCATACTGCATGTATAATTCTTTTATCAGCTATATTTCTACCAATTATTAGGATGTGTCATTTTTGGAATTAGTCTATGTATTAATATGTATTATTTATAAAGTATAATATACATCATTATTAAAAATATTAGAGCGTGTATAAATATTGATTTAATATCTGGCGTATATATGAATAATGATTTTACTTCACTAAAATCAGTTTTTTTAGATAAATAATATATGGTTAATGGAATAATTAATATTATATAAATGTATAGATACATTTTTTTAAAGAATGTATTTGAAAGTAAAAGAAAATAAAATGCAGATATTTCAAAGGCAATAATGCCATATGAGCTATAGCTATTCATAAAAGGGTTTACTTGTATTTCCTTTTCTCTAATATCTGTATTCATAATACGACCTACTGCAGCTGATGTAAGAATAAGTACAATTATTATTTCAAAATAATTTGATTTTTTCATTCTACTACTATATCTAATAAATTATATATTCCCCATATAGGTATTTAAATGAAACTTCCAAATATATTCTATAATTCTGTATTTATTACAATGATGGTACTATTGATTATAGGATTAGGTAGTTTTGGAGCATATTTTATATATCGCACAACATATTATGTAAATTATCTTAACAATTGTCCTAAAGATAACTCGAACACGTTTTGTTATATAAAAGTATTTGATCTTCCACTTCCTAAAGAATTTGTTGCCCCCCTTCTCCTAATTTCTAAAGAGGAGGGAAAGCGTATTGAAATTATTAAAAAGCGTCAAAAGGCAATTCCTCTAGGCAAGATTAATGAAAGATTTCCGGAAGTTATAGAATGGTATAAGCATCTTCCTGTAGAAATATCTAAAGTCATTGGTACGCAGGTACTTATTACCCCAATTTCCCAGCCCAATTCACTAAGCCTTGTAGTTTATGAAAAGGAGGGTGATTTTATTGACTGGCATTTTGATACAAATCATTACGATGGGCGTTTTTTTACTCTTCTTATTCCTGTATCGACTGAACCTACTTGCGGAAATTATCAATATAAAGATGCTAATCAAGACATTCAGACAATTGAATTAAAGACCGGACAGGCAATTCTGTTCGAGGGTGATAAGGTCTTTCACAGAGGGAAAGAATTATGTAAAAATCAACGACGGGTAATATTATCTCTTACATTTGTAACATCACAAGATATACCTCCCTATGAAACTGCCCTTAACATAGTAAAAAATTGGGGAATTTTTGGACAATAATAATCAAAGCATGAGCAGACATGAATACTGTTCAGCGGCATGGTACTAAACTAACCTACAGTGAGGCAGTTATACATAATAAGACTGTCTACCTTTCCGGACAGGTTCCATGGCTAACTGCGGGTCAATCTATCTACGAACAAGCATCAGAAGTATTTGAACTTATTGATAAACAGCTTGAACAGGCTGGCTCTAACAGAACGCAAATTCTTTCCCTTCAAATCTTCCTAAAAAACCCGGAAGACTACTCTGAAATGAATAGGGCTTTTATCATGTGGATGCCAGATGGATGTGCTCCTGCACGGAACACAATTTGCGGAGTACAATTTCCCACTGCAGACTGGGGCCTTGAAGTTGTTGTTGTTGCTGCTCTTATCTAAAGTAACTTAGCGTCTAGAATCTAGAATGAAAGTTGCCTTAATTACTGGTGCTTCCAGTGGAATTGGAAAGGAAATTGCTGTACGCCTTCTTGCCGATGGCTACTATGTAGCTGTTACTGGACGGAACATGAAGAAACTTGAAGAAGCCTATACTTCTATCGATGTCGGTACTACATTACTTATTGAAGCCGATGCCACGCATCCTGAATCATATACAAAATGTGTAGAGCATACAATCAAATCTTTTGGACGCCTAGATGTTCTTGTAAACAACGTTGGTGGAGGAACATTTGGACAGACCCTTCAAGCAACTACACTTGCTGATTGGAATGCCTCCTTATCCCTTAATACTACATCAGTCTTCTTTACAACTCAGGCTGCTCTTCCATACTTAACCGAATCTAAGGGGGTTGTAATCAATTTCTCGTCTGTTCTTGCTTCGCGCCCTGTGACAGGTCTTGGGCCCTATAGTGCTGCCAAGGCAGCTGTTGAGATGCTAACAAAATCTCTAGCTCTTGAGCTTGCCCCTAAAGGAATTCGCGTTCTCTGTATTTCCCCTGCAACAATTCAAACTGGTTTCCACACGGCCGCCGGCATGACTCAGGAAGTTGCTAACGCTTATTACACGGCTTCTAGCGGAACGCATCCTATTGGACGCATTGGACAACCACAGGATATCTCAGAGCTAGTGGCGTTTCTTGCAGATAATTCCAAGGCTGGATTTATGACTGGCTCTGTAATTCATGTTGATGGAGGACGTCTTCTTACTTCATCGGCACCGGCACTTACAAAGTCTACGTAATTTTCATACTATAGAACAGGTATGGATACTCATGGCTGTTATACAATACAAAAATATGTATTTGATGACGGATTTCTTAGTCGTAGTGTAGATGCTACATACATTTTTCATTTAGAAGGAAATGGTCGATTCTCGACAATAGAAAAGTATCTTGATACCTATCATCCGACGCATATTGTTTATGTATTTATTGATAAAGGCTATAAGAAATGTAAGAAACCTCTTGTAAAACAAACATCAACGCATGATATTGTCTATGGCTACACACAGATTTTTAAACATTCACAGGCAAATAACTATTCAAACGTGCTCATTTTAGAAGATGATTTCATCTTTTCTCCTGATGTATTGAAAATAGAGCATACAAATGAAATAAATAGGTTTCTTATAGACCATAAGCATACTGAATTTGTCTATAATCTTGGAGTAGTTCCAACACTTGTATTTCCATACACTATTTCAACATATCGTGTAATTGCTGGTGGAGGCTTACATGCCTCTGTGTACTCGTATAAGGCTCAAACTACTTTTATAAATAATATTAAAGACATTGGAAGTCCAGAAGGTTTTCTTATGTGGGGAAACAACTCAATAAAATGGTATATGTACTATAAACCACTCTGCTACCAAACATTTCCTAATACTGAAAATAGTAAGAATTATATATTTGGGCAAATAGACCAACTAAGTTTTACTATGTTTGGACTTGATAAACAAGCAGAGCCTGGCACATCTATAAGGTACATTGTGGCAAAACTGCTATCCTTTTTAATCTTTATAGTTTTTGTAGTATGTATTATTAAACTACTCTACTATTTTAAATTTATTAAAGAGTTTACTAGTTATAAAAGTAGACGAATGAAACGTTTCTAACGGCAAGTGCCAAAGTTAAGTACCCCCATGGGGGTACTTTTCTGTAGCATACTTGCCATCATAGGGTTGTAGGCAATATTAAGTACCCCCTTTTAGGGGGTACTTAACTTTAGCACAACACGGTAGCTTTAGCACAGCACGGTATCTTTTATATAATATAATAATACTATAGATTATGAGCATCGATGAGTGCTATACATTTAAACAGTATACATACACAGATGGTATATTTCAAGAAAGTATAGATGCTACCTATATAATATATTTACAGGGTAGCACACGTATATCAAATATATTTAAACAACTTGAAAAATATCACCCGACAAACACAGTATATATTCTTATGAATAAAGGCTATAAAGAGTGTAAAAAATCGCTTATGAATAATACAACTTATTCAGATTTAGTTCACGCAAATATGAGAATTTTTCAGCATGCCCAAGAAAATGAGTATTCAAACATACTTGTTCTAGAAGATGATTTTATATTTTCGAAAGAGATACACAATTCTAGGCATATTAATAATATTAGTACCTTTCTTCTTGATAATAAAGATAGTGATTTTATATATCAGCTTGGATGTGCTCCTATAGTATCAATACCATATAACACCTATACATATTTAACACTAAGTTGGGCTGCCCATGCAAATATCTATTCAAGTAAGGCAGTTCAAACCTTGCTTGATGATTATGCTAGTAATAAGATTACTGGGCATATTGATGCTCATATTATTAGTAATACCTTTACAAAATTTAACACATATATGTATTATATACCTCTATGTTATCAAGTATACACATATACTGATAATAGTGCTACATGGGTTTTACCTGGTCCCTTAAAGGAAATAAAGATATTTTTTATAGGATTCTTTTTATGGCTACTTGGAATTGATAAGACTCCTGAGCCTGGAACAACTATATTGTACACAGTTTCAAAACTACTGTTTTTTATTCCAGCGCTCTATCTTATATATCTTCTAGTTCGTAACGTCTAGTTATAACGTCTAGTTATAGACATCCCGTTTTTCCCATAAAGCGTCATAGTGCTCGCCCTTTTGAAACATTTTTTGCTCTGCTCTGTACTCCTTATAACTTATAAGTATTTCCGTATTTTTATAAAATATTTTTTCATTTCTTCCAAAGATTTGATAAAATATATTCCTAGAAAATTGAAATTTAATTATTTCTTCATAGCCTGGCTCAGCATGTTTTTCTAATATTTTCTTTAGTAAACGTGGTCCTGTTATATCAACAGCTGTAATGTAATATAATTTAAGTTTACAGCTGTTTACTATATCATCAATACAGTGTTTATATATTGAATTACCTGGTGGTGATACCATAAAGGCATTATGTATTGCTTCGCTGAATCCATATGAAAATGCTAAGTCTTTAACATATATAACTGGATTATTATTTATTATAGGTAGTAAGGGAACAACTGAATAATACTTAATATCAAGATATACACCTCCCTTTTTATACAAAATACAGTAACGCCATAAATCTGACTTATAGGCACCTGGCTTCAAGGTATCAAAGGCATTAAGTACTTCTTCATCAAAATTTTCTTTAATAAATTTTCGGGAGGCATCATCTGAATATAAGTAGTAGTCAAATTCAGAATTTACACTAATAAGTTTCTGTATTGTAGCGTACATCTTTGCAGGTACGTAATTTGTACCCCAAGATTGATAAATTACAAGAGGGACATTTGATTCAGTTTTAGATGTTTTTGAAGATGTACGCTCTATATGGAAGGGAACTTCAAATATTTCATTTGATGGTATGTATTCACTACTAGTATTTTTCGCTTTTATAATCAATATTACTAGAATAAAAATTAATACAATACAAAATACTATAGTATAATATTTTGGATTCTTCATATCTAATAAGATTATCTAAATATAAACAGCCTTCTTATCCCATAAAATGCTATAATGCTGTGTTTTTGCTTTAGTTCGCTGTTCATGTCTATATTCAGGATAGGCTTCTATTATTTTCAAGTCCCCAAAATAGATAGACACTGGCTTAAATTTAACAGACACGTGATGAAATTTCAACTCGTTTATATAATTAACTGAATTGTATTTATTTACAATTCGACCCAGCAAACATGGGCCTGTAATATCAAGATAATTTGTTCGATATAATTTAAATTTACAGCTATCTAGTATATCATCTATACAATGTTTAAAGATTGAATTACCTGGCGGTGAAACTATAAAAGCATTGTATAAACCTTTGTATGTACTATTATTACACCCTAAGCCTACATCTTTAACATATATAAGAGGGTTTTTTTCTATTATAGGAAGTAAGGGAACAACTGAATAATACTTAATATCAAGATACACACCCCCCTTTTTGTATAAAATACAATAACGCCATAAATCTGATTTATAAGCACCGGGCTTTAATGAATCAAAAGCATTAAGTACTTCTCTGTCGAAATATTTCTTAATAAATAGGCGACAATGTTTATCTGAATATAAGTAATAGTCAAATTCTGGGTTTGTAGCTATAAGTTTTTTTATACAAGCGTACATATAGTCTGGAACTGAATTAGTTTGCCAAGATTGATAAAATACAAGCGGAACTCCTGAAATAATAGAAGGACCTGTTATAGCTTTACGCTGTACATAAAAGGGTACATTTGGATACTCTGAAAGACGTATTCCACCATAAAGTGCATGTATAGATATAACTCCTACGATTAATATAACTAGTATTATTAATGTTCCATATTCGAAGAAATTAACCTTCATCTAAGATATATGTTAGGATATATTATGTTTTTGTATAAGTTTAGATCACTTCCCTTTAGAACATTAGAAAATCTTCCATCATCAATATCTTTATACTTAGGATTTCCTGTAAATATGTATGCTTCTGGAGCAAAATAATCAGAGCCAATTGTAGGGGCTAGAGATAAATAATATTTTCCCGTTGACCACCAGAAATTTCCACTAAAATGGGGTCCAATTGAAAACGTTGAATGAGCTACACCAACAATATCATATGTATTAAGAAGTTCTATACAATTAGATGCCTTTGTAAAAAGATTGTATTCCATATACGTTCTCCAATAGTAAATCGAGTCTGATGAATTCTTTGAAACACCTTTTGTATGAATGTAGAGGAATTTATCATCTGACTTTATATAGTCGCGTATCTTAAGAAGTGTAAATCGTTCATAGGTCTTATCACCGGGACCTTCAGCAGCAATTTTAAATTTAGAGCCATAGTTATTAAGTATAGTTTTTATCTCTTTAATTACAGGTTCCTCCCCTACTAAAAAACAATAGACAGATGTAACCATTTTGTATAATTCACTAAAAACAATTTTTGCAATCTGGTCTTTTACAATAGGAGCTGTTTCCTTATTACAATACATATGATAAAATATATATACATTTCCTCTGCTTTCGAATCCTTCAGTTCTCATTTTCATATAATACAACCCTCCCACCGCAATTGTTAAAATAAATAAAAATATACAATACAATATTTGTATGTATGTATACGACATACCTATCGTGTAGAAATATTTTATAAAATAAATTATAACATATCCTTTAATAATGTATCTTCTTCATCAGCATGGTCATACTCATTAAAATATTTCCAGGTTCTTATATTTTCATGTTCTATACCATCAGCAGCACCTCGTTTCATTTTAACTTTCTCAAAATATTCTTTTGATTGTATTACATAGTGATTTAGTTGAAGCCTGTCTGATACATCGATATTGATTCCGGAAACATTACTTGTATGAATTCCAATGTTATCTTTAATATCTTTTACAAAATATACAGACTTTACATTTTTATGTAAATCTTTTTTCTTCCATGTAAATGATGAACGTACACTTTTAGGCTGTTTATTAATACCACTTGAACCAAACATACTCCATTTACATGTTAAACTTGATGGATGTTCTAAAGCTCCAAATATGTTTATTAAAAACGTTTTCAGATTTGTCCCATCTTTACAAAATAAATACTCGTCAATATCTAATACTGCAACAATATCAATTGAATTATCTCTTAACCATTTTAATCCTAATTTTGAATAATGCTCTTCCTGTGCATGTGCTTTTTCTGCAGGAAGAACAATAACTTTATTCGTATCAAACTTTGAAAGTGCTGTAGCCCAATCATCAGTGGAATTATTATTAAGTAGAAGTATCTTGTCTGCACCCTGCCATAAATAGTGCTCAACCCACTCAGCAATTCCCATACTTTCATTTTTAAAAATTCCCATAACAGCAAATTTTAAGTCAGACTTAAATGGCTCTATTTGTTTACCACTTTTGTAAATTTTAAACACAATACAAATAATAAGGATAAATGTATAAAAAATAACAATATATTTACTGTAGCTCATTACCTATATAGAATATTTTAATTGTTCTTGACAAGGACAAATGAAGCTTTTCTCCGTATGCCTTCCCCTGTAAGAGCATCTGCTAATTTATTATGTGCTCTTAGTACATGTCTAATACCAACATACTCAAAATTAGCTAATAAATCGTGTACACACCTGTGATATCCTTTAAGGGTTTCATTATGAACGTTCCACTTCCGTGATACCTGAAACACTACAAGCTGTGAATCACCTTCAATAATTAAGGACTTAATTCCCATTTTTACAGCAGTTCGTAAACCGTATAGGAGCCCAATATATTCTGCTTGATTATTTGTAGCCTTTTCCAAATACGTTCCACCTTCAAATACTGATATGCGTGGTTCAGCACTAAAGATTACAGCTGCACCACATGCCTCACCTGGATTTGGTACAGCTCCTCCGTCAAATTGTAGAAGATGACAATGCCCCGCTTCCGCGGGAACGCCTGTAAGAGTTGTGTAGGGTGTTTCCATTAGTCTTGTAGATGGTCAGTGTATCCTTTAAATTTTTATCACGGTAAAATTGAAGTAACTAGAAATAATATACTAACTAGAAAATGAACAAGACCACTTATACAATCGAAATTACTATGCCATCCTCCCTTAAAGCGTTTACTGCCTTTCTAAACAGTAATCCCTGTATTAAGGTGACTAATGTCGTAGAAGAATCATCTAAACAAATGTATTCTACGAAATATTGTTATGTTCCGACCCGTGAATTTGTTGCCCTATGTGGCTCTGAAAATCTAACATCGGGAGGTCTTATTTCAGAGCAAGGGGCGATTGATGTGGTTGTATCGTACGCAAAAACATTTAAACTGTACTATAATCACTATATTGAATTGGATGAGTATCTTCAGAATCTTCTAGGGATTAAAGACCAGTCTACACTAACTATTCATTCTCTTTCAGAAAGGTTGAAGGGGCTCTTTACACTTGTCTAAGAGTAAATTGACTCTAGAAAAAATTGAACACCTTTTTTCTAAAGATATAGTAACCATGGGGAATTGTATAACATATGATAATAAAGTAGTTGAGCCCCTAAAAGCAAGATATTCCTTACACTTTAATGCAAACATTAGTAGTTTACGTAGAAGTTTTCTTACATTAAACTCAATTCAGATGGCTCAAGCAAGATGCCAAAGCGTGCCATTCTGGAGGGAAATTATCTGTACCATCTTTAAAGATAGCTCTACAAGCAAAATTGTCTTAGATTCAATTGAGGTCACCGTAAAGAAAACGTCTAAGACTGATTTTAGTGGTGAAGTATCATGGACTTCTCTACCCTGCTTAGAGCACTTTCTAAATGCCGAATTATGTGTTAATACATATCACAACATTTATGTCCTAAATTCGCTGAATTGGCGTGCTGTTTTCCTACTTGAATCGGTTAAGGAAATACCACTAAATACTGAGTAAGATGGAATATTACCAGCGTGACCAAAATGAGGTTGTTATGCAGACTTTTTTTGGGTCCCGAGATATTTTTTGTGAAACGTGTAAAAAAGCACTTACTAGACCTTCCCGTGTAAAAACAAAAAATCCTGATGAATACTTTCCAAATTATTATTGTAAGCGCTGTGTTAAACGTTTATCTGAATTTAAACAAGCAAGTAGTTTGATGCATGTATATGAAGTTGATGGCTTTCGTTTTATTGTATTTTCCATCTAAAAATTGAGTTAGTATACTAGACAGTGGTGTAAGTACCATGGTACTTTGTCACGCTTTTACTACTAAATTTAAACCCTGTAGAGGAAATGCATTGGCTCCGAGTCGCCTGTGTCATATACATCATGATTGGTACAAGAATACAAAATGGCTACCCTATATGCTATGTCATATAAGTCCATATTGTAATTTTAAATGGATTATACGTATACTAAATGACCCTTTTGCTATATATTATCCTAACGGGAGTATATCGTGCTTCGAGATGTATCTTGATATATTATTTGAGTGTGCTCCAATAAATACACGGAACAAGGTAATTCTTCTTTACGAAGTTGGTACACGTTGTAAGCGACTGAAGCCAAGCGACGCTCAACTACTCTGGAATTATTCTCTTCGACAAAACATTCAGACATGTATTCAGTATTATGAGAATTCGCTACGACCGTACTATCCAGAAGGTTTCAAACATATTATTGTAGATGTTATTACACCTCTTTTATACATGGAATCCTTTCAAAATTATATACATTTTGTAAACATGATGTTAACACGTAGTATAAGTTGGTCAGCAATGATATATTTTATTGAATGTACAATAAACTATATTGATCCAAATTCAGTCTTGTTTCACGAAAAGGTAAATTACCTAGATGCTGCCTTAGAATTTGAAGTTAGTATAATGAAAAAAGTATCTTTCCTCACAACTAAAGAAAAAGATGATGCCATACATTTAGCAAACGAATTGTTTAAATATATATTAACAATGTGTAAAAATATAGGAACCCGAGCACGTAAATCAATTGATACGCGTATTAAATTACTAAAGGATGAATTATTAGCTGTTGTATACCATCCCGATAATTTTCAACGATTAATCGCTATTGAATCTCTTGCTACCTATTAGATATGCCAGTTGTGAAAATTCACAGTGGTAAAACATTTAAAGTAAATTCACCAACCGATAAGTGGACGCGTGCCGATAAGTATAAGAACTGGATTAGTAAACTTACACGTAAGCAAAGAAAGCACACACAGTCAGAAGACCTTTGTGTTGGAAAGGGCAGCATATGTAAGGGCGACCTTGGAATTCCGCGTAAATTAATGCCGCAATTTAACAGTCCAGCTGAAATTGCGAGTTTTACGAAATTTGTAAAAAAGGCCTATAAAATCAAGAGTTTCAAAACAACACGTAAGGCAAATGAACTCAAACCCTCTCAAGGTGAAATTAACCGTAAGCGAATTAAGGGGCTTATTGACGATGGAGTCTTAGATAAGGTTAATGTACCTCTTATTGTTTCCGGCGATTACTTTGTAGTAGATGGGCATCATCGTTGGGCTGCCTATCGCCTTAAAAAGCCTACAGCTAAATTACCAGTTGTTGTAATTGATGCTCCTGTAAAGGATATTCTTGGAATTGCTGTTGCCTGGGGGGCAAAGCATCAGGATTTTTAAAGGCAAATGCCGAAATTAAGCACTCCTAAGGAGTGCTTAATTAGAGCATATTTGCCGACAATATCCTAGGATAGTAAAAATTGATACATTAGTCTGCCTTTTCTTAAGCATGGATTCCCCCTTCCCCTGTACGATTTGCAATACTACTGGTCATATCACATCAAAATGCCCCGACCTCTATAGTCCCGAGAAGGTAGGAGGTGGCGGAGGTGGACATAGCCATGATGATGACGATGAAAGTTTGGGTTTAAAGATATTTACATTATACTAGATAATGTCAAATATATCATATGTTTCATTTCTTTTTTCATGCCCAGACGATCGAATCTCTATGAAGCAGCGTGTTGACTGGCTACAGCCGATGCTTGATAATAATCTACCTCTTATCCTTTTTGTAGATGATATGTATGCAGAATTTCTTGGTTCAAAGGCAAATGTTAAAATTATTGTTCTTGAACTAAATGATTTAGAAACAATACGACGCATAAATTCTGTGGGAGCTCTTGAATTACCTCCTACACGTAATCCGGATAAGGATACACTAAACTTCTTAAGCTTTATGAATTGTAAACCCGAGCTTCTAAAGCTAGCAGAGCCACATATAACAACTCCCTATATTGCCTACATTGATGCAGGTATTTCAAAGGTTTTTAGCAACCCCAATACAATTGCTACACTAAAAGAGCTGAGCGTACATAACATCCCTCTTATTCTTCTACCAGGATGCCAGCCAATTCATGAAGTAGAGGAATTTCCCTTTCTATGGAAAAAAATCCACTGGATGCTAAGTGGTGGTTTTTTTATTGTACCCAAAACGTGTGTAGAGGAATGGTATCAACTACATACAAAAGCATTAAAACGCTTCTTAGATATGGGATGTATAACATGGGAAGTAAATGTATGGGCATCATTTATTCATAAGGTTAATGACCGTGTAGTATGGTTTCATGGTCCACATGATGATACTATGGTAACTGGCATCCCTCAGCCACAACTACTGCCAAGTACTTAATTTAAGTACTTGGCTCTGATGGCTAGAACGAAAAGTTAAAGTCACTCCAATGACATAAGGCCACGGGGTGGCCTTATCCATGGGGAGTTCTTAACTTTAGTACTAGACGTTACTTCAAGAGTTAGAGAGTCCTGGTTCAGTAGAGCGCAATACATGAATCGAAATACCTACAAAGATAAAGCCCAGCATAAAGATTAGATTGTTTTCGGAATAAAACGATGAAATAATGTATAGTCCCCCAACAAATAGCCAAATAAGTGAGCCATATACAGTATCCTTCATCCTATAGTATAAGATGAAGGACGCAAGAGCAATTTTTTTAAGACGACAAGTTAACGTTTCACCCATATTAAAACTTCAGTATTATCCGTCTTAAATTCATCATTATACAGGCTAGCATTTCCAATCTGCGACATAATATTACGTTTATACGCAATTTCCCGAACTACTACTTCGCCAAAATTGCTCCTTAGTGTATCAATAAGTGTCTTTAATGGTATTAAACTTTCATTATTGTAGCTAATCAATATGTATTTAACAGGAAGTCTTGCGCAAAGTGCAATAAATGCATCTAAAGCAGTTGACTTGCTATTCCATGCACTTTTCATAGTTTCATCATACTCACTTGCAGAAACAACTCTATCAGCACGACGATTTGTTGTTAAATGAACAGCTGGTTTATCCCAGCGCGTTATACTATCCCAAATATGATAATACGTGGAATACGAATGTGCAGAATAGGGTGGGTCTAAATAAGCAACATCTGCTTCACTATAATGCACTTGAAGACAATCACCTACAGTATGTCTTCCAGGAATTCCATTAGGATATGGTAAATCCTCTAGTGTTAAAGGATTTGATGCTCGCGCTGCCCAATCTTTCAAATATGCTTGCTGAACTCCTGTACTACTATCGACCTTATCAAGCGCAAAGATTAGACAGCAAGTTAGAATCATAGCTTCATGATGATTAATAAAGCCGGATGATTCCCATAAAGCAATCTTGTTTCGAATAGCATCTGCCTTAACTCCATTTGCAGGCTTCCACATACGAACCCGCTTTATTCCTTCAACACCAGACACATCACAATATGTCTTTGTAAGCCAATCCGATGTGCCTGAAAGGTCTTGTAGGGTATGTAATAGGGCTGGTACCCGTGCACCACTTTCTGGTGTTCGTAAAAGGAAGGCATGGGCATACGCCTCAGAAGCCCAAGAAAGGTCGCTACTCTGAACTGTCCATCCATTTGACCTGAACGCCTGAGCAACTCGTGTAGTTCCTGTAAAGACATCAATACATCTTAGGGAAGATGGTGATTCTAACTGGGTATTAATAACGGATAAAATTTCACCTATCAGTGAATTTTTACTCCCTATATATTTTACCCCATATGTTTGTGATGTCATCGTACGTACTACGCAGCGAGAAAGTCCCTTAAATTTATTTAGCGCATCTCAGCAGTTTTCGTTACTTCCAAGTTATTAATTTCGTCATTTACTTTTACCTTTACCGGAGTAGGCCCAGATACAAAAAGAAGATCCCCATCTTTTAGACATGTAGGAATTCTTGATTTTACTAAATACAAATCATGTCTTGCTGTATATATTTCACGTCGTAAAGAATCTAAACTAGTTACGTCTAAATCACCCATACGCGTGTATATGTATTTAAAATCTATATCGCGTAAATATTGAATATCAAAAATTGGTGAAAGACTTCCTATACAATAGGGAATATACGTACTGTACACGATATTATGTACGCGAACTGGAATAAAATTAAGAAGACCATGTGCTTTTGTCAATACAGGAACCGGCGAAACACGCTTGTATATTCCAGTTTTAATAGAATATATTTCATTTCTAGAGAGCTGAAAGGGAGAATATATTCTCATCTATTTTTTTGAGCGGTATTTCTTTAACCTTCGTGTAATTTTCCTTTTATTGCGTACACGCCCTCCACCTTGAAAATGTATTTCATAAAAACATTCATCGGGAATTTTATAAAAAATTGCAAACCATGCTCTTTCAATAAAATGACCAACTAAAGGATTTGAATCAACGGCAAGTTCATTTAAAAATTTAGTATAGTGTTTTACAGAATGTGCATGAATATGTTTTTTTGAAATTGCAAAAATACCTGAAAAGGAAGCACGATCTTCGTTAGTTATATTTGGAAAATGGCCCTTATACCATTCTGTAAATGTTCCTGGAGTAGCTGGATATAAGGCATGTTTTGTAGATTCATCAACATTTTGATTACAATGTGCTGTATATTCTTTAAAAGCAACATCGCCCATACTTGTTTGTAGGTCGGGTGGATAATGTTTCCCAGTTAAGACGCTGTTATATGTTTTAAATACAGCTGTAACTGTTGTGGCAAACTTTTCAGGCTCACGGTGAAATGCTCGTGATTTACAAATTACCGAGCCTTTAGCAAAAATAGTAACATCAGCAAGAGTATCATAATTTTTAACAATATGATGTATATACGTATGGTCACATCGTCCTACATTTGGTAGGGTTGCATATACAGTGTTTTTTAAAGGACATACAACTTCACTTTTTCCTTTATTGTATACAAATACTTGATTAAATGATATATCTTTATATTTATCTAACCAGTCTAAATCTTCATTGTATCTTGCAATAACTAAATCTACTGTAGGCATATTTGTTACCACCCTATTTAATAGCTATAAATTTTATACGGGATATTCAGATTATGAGTACATCAAATAACAATATCTCTAACACCCTTTCTAAAAACAGTTCAAATAATTCTAATAACCCTAATAATTCAAACAACTCTAACAATTCCGATAACAATTCTAATGAAAAAACTAATAATACCGAGGAGTCTAATAACTCTGCTGATGTGAATCCTCTTCCGGATGTATTTACTGCCTATCTTCCCTCGCCTATTCCTAGTGCTGTAATTCCTGCACAAATTCCGTATCCTCCAACTGCATCATCATCATACATAAACTCATTTATAAAATGTTATGTTGATGCTTTTAAAAGTGGGTGGGCATCTAGGGAAGGTTTTATTAAAGGTTTTAACAGCTTTAGGGGGGCTCCTATATACAATCCTGCAATAGCACAAGGTTCAAATGATGATGCTACTACAACACGAATCGAAGAGGAAGATGAGGAAGAGGAAGATGAGGAAGATGAGGAAGATACTAGTGAAATTAAGCAAATTGCCGTTCAAGATGGTGGAGCTGAGCCGTATCCTGAAGATACACGGGACCCACACGAAGAAGAGGGTCCCGAGCCATATCTTGAAGATTTTTTATAAACTTAATTAGAATGGCTAAGACGCGTAAACAAAAAGGTGGAGTATGTTTTGGCAGATCATGTAAAAGAAAATCAGAAATTTCTAACCTTATAGATATACTTAAGGAAGATCAACCATTATGGATGGTACAATTACCCCTTCACTATGTATCAAAATCTCAAATAAATACACCAGATAATGGAGTCTATGCTGTATTTGTTGCTGCACAAAGTTCTTATAAAAAGGGAATTATGAAAGCACTAATAAAAAAGGGGGCAAATTTTGATGATGCCGTTGATATGAATAATGATAGACCACTTCATTATGCAGCAAATGCTAATAATTATGAGGCAGTGCGTGAAATTTGTGAAGCATTAACTCGTGGAAATAGAATCATTGATAGTAAAAATGAAAAGGGGGAAACAGCATTAATGCGAGCAGTTATAAATTTACACGAGGATTGCGTTAAAGTTCTTCTTGATTATGGAGCAAAACCAAATCTTAGAAATGAACGTGGAGAATCAGCAATAGAAATAATAGGAGATATTGTTGGCGATGAAGACTATTTTCAAGAAATATACGATGAAATCTATGAGCTATTAGTGGCTCATGGAGCAACACCCCCAGTTACTACAACTACTATACCATTTAGAATAGAAGAAGAAAACGTAGGTAAGAAAAAAATACCTAAGGGAACTGATAATTCTATATCTTATAATACAATTGAAAATGGCGATGACATGGTAAACTTTGATAATGAATTTGAACACGAACGATATTATAAACGCTCAACTTTCAATAGTTTTCCAACTCCCAAAAAGAATCCATCAACACGAAAATTAATAAAAACAATTAGAAGGTATAAAGCAAATGTTAACAACTCATAAATCATTTAATGCTTTTTTCAAGGATTCCTCGGTTTTTATTCCCTTTGCTGCAAAAATTTCGGCATATATCTCATATGGATGCTCCATTTGATGTATTTGCTGTGGGTATGCTTCTAAAAACCCTTTTGGTGGCACATGAAAAAGAGCCCCAGTGCGTAAATCCATCCACTCTACATTTATTTGGTCTAAACTTGGCGTACGAACACTACGAAACATCGGTAAAGGTACATGATAGTCTGACCATGACCAAAATTGCTCTAAAATAGTATCTGGATTAAGTCGTAGACGCTCCTTATAAGTAGTAGGAATTCTTTCAGGACTAACCGGTATCCACTTTGCCCGCTTGAGTCCATCAGCCCACATATTCTTGTTGAGTCTTTGATGTACATGTATTGCCTCATGTATCAATGTTTCTACAAATTTATTAGAGGCTTTAGACTCTGAGCACATAGAATCAGGTATACACACAATATTTGGTGGGCGTGTATGAGGAAACCCGTTATCAGCCTTTGAATTTACAATCGCAATTTCACAATTATCTAAAAGGGGTATACTAGATGTAGCGTCTTGTAAAGATATTACTGCTTGATTAGATATACTAGAAAGTGTGTACCCCTGTGATTCACGTGCAGAATGATTTAAAAAAGACTCGATACATCGAGTCCTGTATGAATCAAGTGCCTCAGCCTGCATTAACACATCCATTCTAACTATTCTTGAGATACAGTTTTCTTAGCCCGCTTTTTCTTCTCTACATCCATCTTTTCGACAATCATCTTATCAATAAAGTATCCGAGTTTCGGCTGAATTTTTAGAGGTGCCTGAGGAACAGGTGCACTCTGTGCTGATACATTACGCTTTAGACTTGAAACAGTGGTACTTCCAGATGCTTTAAAGAAGGAAGCCCCAAAGGCACGCACAGACTCAGTATCACAGCGCCGAAGAATATTATCAAAGATTGCACTTGTAGTAGCATTCATACGGTCAGATTCGGTGGCTAATTTCCATCCACACCGAGGCTCCACGACCCCCGTGATTTTATCAGCAACAAGAGCAAAGAGTTGAACAATAGGATTCATGAGCTGATGCTCGATATAGAAGCGGTAGTCAGGTTTTAGATTTTTCGCCCGAAGATAGGCAGGAGTTTCAATACGTTCACCCTGTAGTTTTCCTGCAAGCTGACCTGGTGGAGGTAATATATAGATAAACTGGATTCGCTCACCTGAAGCAGGAGCATTACCAGGATCGCGCGCCTTAATACGCTCTGCAAGTACCTTATGTGCTGGTGGCGAAGTACTTTTATACTCGGCACGCAGTGACTTGCTCATTGTCAGAAGATTTAGACTCATCTTACCCTCTACAAGCTCAGTTAGTTTGTCCTGGACAAAGCTCAGTGCCTTAGGAATATTTTTTTCAGATAGAAGGATTTTCAGAGCTCCGCCGTAAATAACCTTGACAAGTGAAGCATAATCTCGACGCTTTGTGGCAATACCCATAGAAGTCTGTTTGTAATAGTCTAGTGACTCTTCATACTTATTTCCTACATACCGCTTCTTACTGAAGATGATAAAGGGACTGAAGACCTTATCATACTCAAAGTCATGAGGAGCTTTTAGTGCCCGTGTCACAAACTTTCCCGCCTCTTCAGTCAAATGCATGGTAGCCTCAATAGCTTCATTTCCTGTTAATAGCATTCCATTTTCCGGATTCTTTGGTTTAAAGTTGACAAATAGCGAATCGGTATCACCATATGTGATTTCGGCCGAGCAACGTGGGTTATTTGCTTGAGGTCCATAAAAGTGCTCAATAACATCCTTGGCAAACAGAATCTGCTTTCGTCCATATGCCGTTACTGATGCTGCCAGGTGCTGTAGACGAATCTTGAACGTGCCCGAGCCCAGCTGACCATACAATGAGTTTGCTGTCAGCTTATAAGCCAACTGCTCGGCATCAAGCAGTGCCTTTTTGAAGGGGTCCGACTCCTTTTCTGCCTCCTTTCGCTTCTTCTTACGAGTAGCCAGAAGTTTCTGAACAATCTCTGGTAGAGCGCCCTTTTTACCGCCTTCATACTGTGCATATCGGCAAATACGTACACCAGTCTTAATCTTTGTAGGGTGTTTACGCTTGTCCTCGGGATCTGTACCCCAGATATCAAACTGAATATCTGTCCAGCGTACACCAGCCTCGGCATTTACCTCATCTGATTCCGAGCCAAAGGCATAATCTATGAATGAACCAGACAAGCTATAATTCTTTACCCACACAAGCGTATCATAGGAAATGTTCTCACTAATAATCGTGCTTGGATAAAGCGAAGCAAAGTCAGCCACACCAACAGGAGAATCAAAGTAGAATCCTGGAATCGGGTCTAATACAATAGCACCCTCATATGATTCTTCCTGACTTCCATTAGCATTCGGTAGAGTCATAATACACTGCTGGCGAATTCCACACTCCTTAAAGATAAGTGACTCAATCTTAATGCCTTGCCCACGCGTAAAGATATAGCCGATTGGTACCGAGCAAGCATTTGCCATCGCCATAGCATTATTGAAGACGTCGAGTTTTTTATAAAGCTCGAGAACCAGCATACAATCTTGGACGCAATAGGCAGCAACAGTAGCACGGTCACTATCTGAGCCACGATGCATTCGAAAGATATCCTGAGGGGATACATCGTCCTTTACCACTGCCCATTTTACTGCTGTCGAGGCAGCAATTGCCAGGTCCTGTGCATCATCGCCATTAGGAGCAATAACCTGAATTGCTACACCAAACATAACCTCTTTTACAATAAGTTTGTCAACAACAGCATCGCCTGTTTCATCAAGAAGAACAATAGCACGTCCTGGAACAATATCAGATGTTGTCTTTGTGCGAAGTGTCCAGATGTCTGAGTTACAATCTACTGATTTCAGATCCCCACTCATAAAGTTTTGACACACATCATCAAGTTTATAGGATGCTAGTGGATATGACCGCTTCACATAATGATACAGGTCAATCTGTAGACGCCCGTGCGTAGACCAAATATACATAGTATTATCACCAAGTGCCGAGCTCGATAGGAACTTTTCATCTAGTGTAACCATCTTTTCAGCATCCTGTAGACGACTAAGAGCCTGTAAAGATTCTGAATTATGAATGCCAAGCTCCTCGGCGCGCAGCCATAAGTAGCGTTCATCAAAACCAAAGGTATTATATCCCATTAAGATATCTACATTCCATTCCTTCATTTGCCTTGCCCAGCCAAGAATCATTAGTTTCTCTGAAGGGTAAGTGTGAACCTTTACATTATCAATAGGGGTACACGACCCTAGAACAAACACATGCTTCTCAGGAGTTTGATTACCGCGCTGTAGGACTACGCCAATTTGAATAACTGGATCGCCGGCAAGGGGTAGTCCGCGCTCTAGAATTTTCAAACACTTTCCGATTTCTGATACTGAAGCATCCCTGTCAGTTTTCTTACGGCTTGAAAGAACTGCTTCAAGGTCATCGTGAAAATCTTTCATCGACAAGATACGCTCTAGAGTACCGCGGTCAGGAATTGTGCCATTGCGATGCCTTAGTCCATCCATACCCTCAGGAGGATTATCAGGATAAAGTGCAGATTGTAGAAGAAGCGTACGAGCATGTTCAGCATTTTCTGCATTCATATGTAGTAGTTTTGCACAACGTTCATACGTCTTTTTTGGGACTGGAAACTCTCCATTTTCCGAATAACACTCAATATCCCAAGAGGCAAGCAGAAACGGAGCTACAGGAACTGCAGGTGTACTACATAGATTAATTTCATCCCATTGAGCACTAATCTCTAGAACACCTGACTCATTGAATTCTGGAGTTCCTGGAAAGGTAGCCCAACCACACGGCTGTAGATTGCGAAGATGAAAGAACCGTAGCATCGGGTCAAGATTTGCCTCAAACACATCAAGGGTTAGAGTACCGAGTGTAAAGATAGGCATATTCTCTTTGTTGAGAAAGAGCGTCTTCATATTACGAAAATCCCGTAGCGACTTTACAGAAAGCTTAGCAAACGTGTACTCCTTACCACCTGTGTAACCGAAAAGCACCTTGCGTCTAACAAAGGCTACGCGTGCTACAGGGCGCTCACACCGCTCTTCTAGACGCTGTTTGAATGCCTCTTGAGTATCACGGCTACTATCTGGTAGTTTCACAAAGAAGTACGGCTCAAACCCCTCTACGTTCACACGGATATGTGTTCCATCACTAGTAGTGCCGAAAAGGTGAATAATCATTTCACGAGGCTTATAGGGGTTCGGCTTAGAGTTTGCTACCTTCCTACGACGGTGTTTTACCTCTCCATCTGAGTCGTAATACTCATCATTCGCAAAAGAAACTTCACGAGTTGTGGCGTCTTCATGCTCAATAACAAGGTCTTGTGCAAAGGAATCTAGGATTTGAAATGCGCTCATACTATTTAGTGTAAAAAATAGTATAAGGGCCGCGTCCCGCAATTTTTCTAACGGCAAGTGCCGAATTTAAGCACTCCTAGAGGAGTGCTTAAATGTAGCATACTTGCCATCATAGGGTTGTAGGCAATATTAAGTACCCCCTTTTAGGGGGTACTTAACTTTAGCACAACACGGTAAGGGCACCGTTAACGGTCTAAACCTAAAAACGTGCGTCCAATCTTACTGGTTACAAACATGCCACATCCAGAAGCAATTTGTGCATAAAAAACGGCAGTCTTTTTAGTGCAACATAATAAATAAACTGATAATCCAATAAAAGCTAAAGAGAAAAACCAAAATAGCTTTGTAAACATGTCCATTCTATACTATATGTAAAGAAAACCTGCCAATAAATTATTAACGGCAAGTGCCAAAGTTAAGTACCCCCAAAGGGGGTACTTTTCTGTAGCATACTTGCCATCATAGGGTTGTAGGCAATATTAAGTACCCCCTTTTAGGGGGTACTTAAATTAGGCACAACACGGTATCAACTTGGATTCTGAGCCTGCGAAAACTGATTCGCTTCATCAATAGTGTTCGGGTCTTCACCGCCCATTGACATTGCTGACATGAGTTGTGTTACACGCGTTTGAACATTATTTCGTGTCGGACTAGTCAAATATGGAGTTACTGAAGGCGAGCCTGGGCTAATAGGATGAATCGGTTGAGCAGTACCACGCCCCATTTGCGTAAATGCCTCATGCTGAGTAAGGCGAACAAGAATGTCTGCCGGCTGAATATAGCTACTTGATACAATATGAAATGCTTCCTCAAGAGATTTACATTCGCTTTGTAGAAGTTGTGCAATAGGATGATCAGCAAAGCGAGGATTTTGTAGAGATAGTTTGAAATCAGCAATATCTTTGCGTAATGCATCCTTTTGCTCAGTATTTGGCGTCTGTGAAAGCATCCGTACTGCCTTAAATAGGCTAGAGCACTTATAGCGAAGATAGGTAAGTGTAATCGATGAATCATGCTCTAGTCCAGTTTGCCATGCTACGCGTGTTGGAACAATACTAAAGTTACTGAGTGTAGATAAATAAGTGCCTTTTAGACATAATGGCTGAGTTAGAGCTGAAGAGTGAATATCCATAAGAAGAATCGTTTCACTGTCGCTGTAAATATCGCCAATATTAATTGACCCATCGCTACTACGATTATACGGACCGTGTACAGTTACACCTTCTGAACATTCTAGACGCACTAGTTGAGCAGCACATGAGAAGAGGCTGCCGAGGCTATCACCAATTACTGAGGCAGCGCCTTCCTTATTCTCAACAATAGAATATGAACCCTGAACTTTCTCGGCCATCGACTTTAGAAGCTCAGAGTTGTGCTCAGTGCCATAGCCTACAAACTGAAACGTGAGCGAAGGAGCAGATACATGAACCTGCTCGAGAATATCTAGAAGACCTGCTGATGAACGTACACCGCGGTTTGCATATCCATCAGTAAGAATGATTACACCCGTTTTTACAGGCGATGATGAAGATTCAGTAATGACTGACTTAATACATGCAAAGGCCGCTGACAGGTTTGTACAGCCTTCGGCTTGAATACCTTCAATTGTTGACTGAAGAAGGGCCTTGTTTCCGGCGCTACATATAACACACGATGCATTAATAGTTGCGCTTGAACCAAAGGTAATAATACTCAACATATCGGAAGCTCCCAGGAAATGAAGTACTAAACCTGCAGAATGTTTTACATCTTCAAGTTTATTACTGTCTAGCATTGACTCACTCACGTCAATCACAATAATGAAATGCGTACTAGGACGCTGAGTTAATGTTGAAGGTGGCATGGTAATCTTGAGTGCATATTGACCAATAGTATTGATACTGTTATCAGACAGTGCCAAAAGTGAGCATTCCATTCTTGTAGGAAAATATTAGTAGACTATTTTATCAATTTTTCTTCCCCGCGCGACCACGTTTACGTACTGTCTTCTTCTTTTTATTAGAGCGTTTCGATTTAGCACGTCTAGATGTGTGCCGGGCGGCATCTAGAAGAGCAGAATAGAGGGTTCCTCCAACCGCCGTGCCCTTTCCTGCAGTAGGCTCTGAAGAAGTTTCCTCATTTGGATTAAAGGGAGTTGTCATGTTTTCCTTTTCACTTTGAGAATCAAGTACATCATTTTGAAGTAATGGTGGGGTTCCGCGCTTAGATGGTGAGGGTGTGTTTTTTATTTCATTCATAATATCATCCTGTGTTACTTTATTTCTTTCAGCAGTTGCTACTGTATCAAATACTGGTTCTTCCGAAACTGCTAAAGTGCTTGTTGTTACAACCTTTTCGAGCGAAGGAATTAGATTTTCAACATTTTCTGGCTCGGCAGTAATGATTTTTTCCATTAATTCTTTATTTCTCATTTCTGCACTGGGCATTGCATTAGTTACTGAGCCAGTTTCAGGATCATTAAAGTTAGAAACCTTTTTTACAGAGCCATTATGTCCTACATATAAAACACTCGGATAGCCTTTTATGTTTGCTTCAGCAAAGGGAGAAGGAGCGTTTGCAAGTTGATCATAGTGAATGCCTGCCATACCCATCTTACGGTTTGGATGGTCAACTAAATCATCCCAGACGGTTTTCTTATAATTCTGACACGGTCCGCAAAAATCGGCATGAACAAGTACAAGCATTCCCTTTCCCTTAAAGGAGTCAATTGCCTTATTGAATTCAGGTATTTCACTTGGACTGCGTAAATCTTTATAGTCTGATTTACGTTTTGCTACCATATCCTATTTATTGTATATGTTTTTCTCCCTTGGCGGCAAGTGCCGAATTAGGGTTGTAACGGCAAGTGCCAAAGTTGCGTTAAGCCTTTGGCTTAACGTTTACTGTAGCATACTTGCCATCATAGGGTTGTAGGCAATATTAAGTACCCCCTAAAAGGGGGTACTTAAATTAGGCACAACACGGTAGGCTGATTTAATAGTTTCCTTAAAGAAAACTATTAAATACCGCACAACACGGTAGCTTTTATATTATAAGTTATCAGATAGGCTTCGATGAAGTTTGATACATCATTTCTTAGAACTGCCTTTTTAGTTGTTCTAGGCGGATATCTTGTATTTTATATATTATGTTATGGGCGCATGAAAGAATCATTTCAGCAGTTAACGTCGCCAACAGCAACATTTGTTCCTACAAATAGAGCCCTTTCTCGCGGAGATGCAGCAGTAACTGTGGGAGAAACAAAGGAAGTTCCACTAACGGCCGTAGAAGTTCCCTATACACAGACACCTATTAATGAAGTAGGCGACTATGATGAGGTAAATATGGTCTATCAAAATGAATCTGATACACCACTTTCAAAGGCTTTACGTGATAAATTAATGTCCCAGTACCCGATGGATTGGTCTGGATATCCTCCATCATCTTCGCAATTTCAAGCCGGTCTTCGTGAATCTTTTGAAAATGCAAAACCCACCGTTCCGGATGATCCTAAACCCTTTGAGAATATTTCGGGAGATTTAATGCAACCTCCCGACATGTCCGAGATGGAAAGAAAGGAAAAGGCTATTCTCCAAACTTACAAACCTAAATTTCCTCCGACCCCCACAACCTATGACTCACGTGATGCAAATGAAATTATTAAGCAAATTTATGATTTAAAAGGGGTAATCCCAGATGTAGTACATAAGGATGGAACAAATGTCTATGAAGTTGTAGGTGTTCGTAGAAAGGATGAAAAGGTGCTTTTTGAAGATGAGGCAGAAGTGACAGCAGGTCCAAACACAAATGCTATGGAATCAAATACACGCGGGCCACAGGCCGCTCGTGATGTTTTCTTCGATTCTGGAAGCAGTGCTGTACAGACAAAGGACAGAACAAATAAGTGGAATTATACATCTTGGACTCCTGGTCTAGAGCGTATGTTTGCTCCAACAGAGCCTCAGCAACAATGGTACTAAGGGTTACCGCTAAGGGTTACCGCTAAGAGTGAGTGGTCTAAATACAAAGCCTTATAGACACATAATGAGCATCCTATATGATACTCGCGAGCGTGAGCTTATATCTAAATCTCCAACTATCTCCACACGAACACTTCCTGTTGGAGATATTTGGATTGGTCTTAGTGGCGAAGAAATCGCTAGTGGTGGTGTAGTAGCTGAGCGTAAAACTGTAGCCGACCTAGAAGCATCTATTCTTGATGGACGCTATCGTGAGCAACGTACGCGTCTTCTTACCTACTGTCAACAACGCGGAGCACGTCCCCTTTATATTATTGAGGGGGCACTTGACCGAGTTATAGGACGTTTAACAGAAAATGTCCTACGTCAATTTCTAAATCGCCTACAGCTACGATACGGTGTTTCTGTCATTCAGACAGACTGTTTAGATGAAACAATTCAACTATGTACCACACTTTCTGCACAAATTCTTAAAGATACATCTGTATTTGTTTTAGAAGATGGAGCCCAAAAGGCCTATTCACATACTGTTTCAGTTGTAAAAAAGGTAAATTTAGACGACCCTAAAACCTTTACCTCTCTTGTACTACAACAGTGTCCAGGACTTAGTGCAACAATTGCCGATGCTATTATGAATAGTTTTCCTACATTGGCAGATGTGTTTTCCGCTTCTGAATCAGATATAGCTATTGTGAAAATTACGGAAAAACGCAAGGTTGGCCCAACAGTAGCAAAACGTTTATATAACCTACTTCATGCCGTTAGTCCGCTGATTTAAGTGTTTCAATTTGGCTTGCAGCATAGGCCACCATAATTGCTCCTATAATTGAGATGTATGATGGTTTTTCTTTCATAAATAAGTAGCCAAATACAAAGGCTGATAATACTCCTGTGTAGGATAAAAGTCCAAAAATTTCAGTAGGAATCTTTGGAATTGCGTAAAAACGAAGCGCGTATCCTACAAACCCTACAAGAAGATTAAAGAGTACAATTGGAACCCATGCCTTTAAAGAAAATTCTATAGGAATTATTTTCAATATAACTAGAGGTAATATACACATTAGAGCACCGCCGTAGAGTTCAAGGATAGAGCTCCAAGGATTCTGTTTCTCGGTTGTTTTTACAGCAAAATACATTGCAGATTCCGTTAAGGCAGCAAGTAGGGCAGTTACTACCCCGAGTGTTGAGCCAATGCTGTTTTTCATAAACCCTTTTACTTCATCTTTTAGTCCGGTTGTGCTCAGAAGATAGGTTCCTAAAACTCCTACTGCCATATGATAATACGTAGATGTATGGATTGTTTCATTAAAAAGTACTTTTGCTCCTAGTATATTCCATAATGGATAGGTGTAAAAAAGGGACATAGCAACACCCGCAGAAAGACTAGAAAATGCCACATACGATACATAAATATGGAGGCAGGTGAGTAAGCCAAGCCCTAGCGTGCGTCCCAATGCACGCGGTGTTTTAACAACAGAAAGTAGATCATCCTTTGTGGCAAGAGCTCCAGCCCCTGCAGTATACGTAAGTAGTCTTGAAAAGATTTGTGTTGGAAGTGTTGTAGGAATTGACTTGATAAGAATTGGATATAATGAAAGGATAGATTCACTTCCAATTACAAATGATTCATTTAATGTAACCATTACTGCCTACTAAGTTTTAATAAAATTCTAACGTCTTATTATAGAATGCATCCGCTTGTTAGTGTCTATGTAGCTGTTCTTTTTGTGGTTTTAACGCCTGGGATACTTCTCCGTCTACCTAAGAACGGAAAGCCCCTTACAGTAGCGGTTGTACATGGTGTAGTATTTGCAACTGTTCTATATTTCACATGTAAGCCACTGCAGAAAATGCTTGATAACATGGGAATTACTGAACCTGCAGGCATGCCTGTTCCTCCCTATACGGTACTATGAGCTAATAATTAATTTAAATATGCATCAATATATAGAATGAATTTGCTTATGGGTTTATTTGTTGGTGTTCTTTTTGTTGTGTTAACACCCGGTGTATTAGTCCGGATACCCAAGCGCGGAAAACCGCTTACTGTAGCCCTTGTTCACGGTTTAGTGTTTGCTGTCATTTTTCACTTTACGGCAAAGATGCTTTATAATGCCGGCTATATTGAGGGGTTTCAATCACAAGTACCATTATCTGCAGAGGCAGAAAAGATTGCTAGAAGATTAGGTGAAGACGCCTCTTTGAGGACACCAGAAAGAACTGAAAAAATAAATATTGTAAATGCTCTTAATCAGACACAGGCTGGTCGTGCTGCTTTAGAAGCAATAAAAAATAATTTAAATGCTATAGCTCAGCTAAATTCAATGCTTACTTCTAAGGATGATGATGGAACAAAGTTTGATAAAGTATTAGATTTTCAAATAAATTATATAAGGAATTATGGAAAACTTTCTGCAGACACAAATCAACAATCAAAAGTAGTATGTGACAGAATCAAAAATGATGCAGGAGTTAAAAAGAATGAAATGACTCGCAGAGTTTCAGACCTTCAAAAAACATATGATACTACTAAAAATTTACTTGATAAATTTAAAGCAATACAAACAGATTTATGTAACTATAGAAAGCGGGTTAATAATGCCGCTGTTAATGCATGTAGTGAAGCCTCTAATAACGTATATGGAGCCCAGAGTTCACTTAAAGAGCATGGTAGAAATCTTACAGCTGCTAATAATGAATTTACAACCCTTCATAATAATATCAATAAAGAATTGAAGCAAAATAATTGTTAAGCAAATTTCCATAAATCAGCAATAACATTTGAGGCTACATCTGAAGGGCGTGGTTGCGCTGATTGTGGAAGTGCATTCCCAATAGGCTTGGGAGCTGGGCGAATAATACCCTGTAAAAATGAATCTGGTGGAGCATACTCAGTTGTAGAGCGTGATGGAGCTTGTGTTGGCCCTAGTAAGCTAGGTGCATTAGCAAAAGTGACTCCCGATGTAACTTCCATTCCCCGTTTGCCTTCTTTTCCCTTTTTACTTGTTGATGATGGTGGTTTCATGGCTTGAACTATAGGATTATGTTCCTTGTTGTACTGGGTTTCATAATGCTTCCATGAAATATAAAGCAAGTTTGGATATGTGTATTTTACTTCAAACCCATTTTGCCGTAACATATATACAATATACACAATACAGTCTTCTAAATCTATTGCCGGTAGCCCTAAAACAAAAGGAGGTACCGTATACATAAGATGATTTGCCGTTTCTGACATTTGTGACGTGTAATAAATACGATTTTGAATTTGGGATAGTATTTGATTATAAGCTTTTAGACGTGAATTATCTCTTTGAATCCGTTTTTCATATAAGTGTTTTGGCTCTAGCCGAGACACTTGATTCGTAGCTGGAATCATCCCTACCGGTAAGTTCCAAAATGAAATCTACATAAATCAATGCAGTTCCTCTTAAATCTATCCTTTTCAAATAGTATGGAATACATTATTCCAATTGTTGGAATTGAAGCATATGGTGATTATATGCTTGCAAACTACGCTAGCAAAGGTGGTGCACAAAATTTTGCTGCAGGTTCACTATCTTACCTTATACTTTTAGTATTTTTTGTAAAGGCAATAAAAGACAAAGGGCTTGTTTGGACAAATACAGCATGGGATGGCTGGTCTACATTAGCAACATCGGCTGTTGCAGTATTTGCTCTAGGTGAGCGTCCTAGTTTCATACAAGTTCTAGGCATAATTTTTACAGTGTTAGGGCTTGTATTATTAGGATTAGATAGCACAGCTAAGAAGTAAGTCTGGTATAAAAGGTAGCTGTCATATATTAATAAATATGATACCTCCTAGACGAATAGCCCTTTCGGGAGGTGGAATGAAAGGTATAGCACATGTTGGCGCGCTTGAAGTTCTTGAAGAACGTGGTCTTCTTGGCTCAGTAAAAGAATATCTTGGAACAAGTGCCGGTGCTCTTATTTCATTTTGTGTAGTAATTGGTTATACGCTATCGGAGCTGAGAAGTCTTTGTAGCGTTTTAGATTTCACCCAAACTCAGAATCTCGATGTAGATACAATTCTTAATTTCCCTAATGGTCTTGGGCTAGATGATGGTAAAAATGTTGAAAAGTTCCTAGGCGTACTTATCCGAGCAAAGGGACTCTCAGAAACAACAACCTTTGAAGAATTCTATTCTAAGAAACCTTCCGCTCCAAGGCTACGAGTGTTTGCCACAAATCTTGATAGTATGTCGCTCAAAGAATTTAGTATTCAAACACCCCGAGTGCCACTCCTTTTCGCGGTTAGAGCATCTATGGCAATCCCTTTTCTTTTTACACCCTTAAAGGACTCTTCAGGAAATCTTTTGGTAGACGGTGCTCTTATTTCACAATTCCCATTTCATCATCTATCCGATTATGAACGCTCTGAAACAATAGGTATTGCTTTTAATATTGTTGACTCTCCGGAGTTTATTACTGAGGGTCACACAATTATTACATATTTTGTACACTGTGTTCATTCAGCATACAAACATCAAGATAGAGCTCTATTCTCAAAATGGTCACATCGTATAATTGATATTCAATGTAATGAATACATTTCGATACAATTTAATGCGTCCAATGAAGAAAAGATTGAAATCATAGATAATGGGCGAAAGGCAGCAAATGCCTTCTTTTTACAAAAGGGTCCAACTCCGCTGAGAAGATATTCTTTGCCTTAACTATAATGGCCGGATCTAGACGCTCTAAGGCTACGAAGAAGTCGAAGAAGGGTACGCGTAAGATGTCGGCGTGGAACAAGCTTGTTATGGAAGTCTACAAGGAGATGAAGGCCGCAAACAAGAATGTGTCATTCAGTGATGCACTAAAGGAGGCGTCTAAGCGTAAGAAGTAACGTCTAGTACTAAAGGAACTCTACTAAAAATGGATATGACTCTATCTTCATATCCATTTTTATCCGTTGACTATTATTCTGAAATTGCTGATATATGTATTATTTATGATAATGATACACTTCCTGAAAGTATTTTACCTAATACAACTATCTTTGTTCGCACAGATTTATTACTAAAACACATCGGCAAATTAATTATGTATCAAAACACATTTACATTAATAACAGCATGTAATGATGACCTATGTGTGCCCTATTTTACTGACCCTGCTTTATCAGACCCCATAAAACAAATAATGGACCATTTACTAAATAGTCCATACTTACTAGTTTGGTTTTCAAAAAACGTAGGAATTCAGCACACTAAACTAAAGGCGATTCCTCTAGGTCCAAAATGGCAATGGTCTTCAACAGCATTCTATGGTGAAGATATAAGCGGACTTCTTCAACTTTATAAAGAAAATTATATGAAGCCTCAGACATGGACTGATTATAAAGATAAACTTTTATACATTAATATGGATATAACTACAACACGCGCACCATTATTTAGAGCTCATACAGGTATGCGTCAAACTATTTTTTCCGATTTAGTATCAAAGGGGTTTACAGTTACACCGCCTACAGACATCAAAGGGTATATTAATGATTTGAAAGCTCATAAATTCTGTATATCACCTCCAGGAAGAGGCATTGACTCTCATCGTACATGGGAAGCGCTTATGATGGGAACAATTCCTATATGCCTCTCGTCGTCACTTGATTATATTTATTCACGACTTCCTGTACTTATTATTAAGGACTATTCGGTAATTACAGAAAAGTATTTACTTGAACAGTATGATTTAATAAAAGGGAAGAACTATGATTATAGCTTATTATATGGGGATTATTGGAAGGATTTAATTAAGTCGCCGACTCAGCATCTCCAGTGACATTTCCTACAGCTCCTCCAAGATTCTCATTAATAAACTCTAGGTATCCCGCTGTTGACCGGGCGCCCTTGTACTCCACCACCTTTCCATCGGGCATCTCCATTAAAAAGGTAGGGAATCCCTTTATTGCCTTACCCTTTGCTAGCTCAGGTTGCTTCTCTGGGGACACCATACGAATGATACACTTTTTACCATTTACATCCATTGGACTCTTAGCAATAAGTTGCTCAAATTCAGGCTTGGCATTCTTGCAGTGCCCACACCAATCAGCATAGTACATTGTAAATGTAGGCTCAGTTGGATTTGCAAATGATTCACGGGGCTTATTGTAATACCATGCTAGCCCAAGTACAATAACTATAGCAACCCCTAAAAGGACAAGTTTTAGATCTATCTTCATATCTATAGTGAACTATATATTTTCAACTTATAACTTTTCCGCTATTAAAGGCGTATTTAGCGTATTAGATGGCTTATCTAGTTCGAGTAAAAATAGCGGATCATGATCCGGAATAGGATACTTTACCATAGGTAATGATGAAGGATTTGTTGGCAACATATACTGAAAAATTGTTGTAAAGACATTTCTTAAATAACGAAACATACTGTGTAGTATCTAAACATTTATGATGTTTAATATACAGAAATGCTTGTATTTTTTAAAGGGGAATGGCGTTCAGTTTCTTTACCCGCCTACACAGATCCTTCGTGGACCTTTTTCCAACGTATGCAAGCAGCACACCTTGTTCTAAAGGGATTAGGATGGACTGAGATTGAGAAGATTCTTTATTGCTAACTCGAAGCTGGTAACGTCTAGTACTAAAGTTAAGAACTCCCCATAGATAAGGCCACGGCGTGGCCTTATGTTATTGGAGTCATTTTAACTTTTCGTTCTAGCCATCAGAGCCAAGTACTTAATTTAAGTACTTGGCGGTAAATCCTGAGGAAACATCATTGCCGCCCAAAGAACTAAAAAGAATAGTACACTGTGTATAAAAAAGCCGATTGCTGTGGGACAACCACCTTTATCAGCAATAGTAGTTATAAACCCAAAGACACTTTGTGTCATCTTAAATGTTTCGGGATTGGCAATTAAGAAAAAAATAAGGGTTGAATAAAAGGAATATTTTGCTTTTAGTACGTAGTTTGCCATCTGTATAAGACGATTATTTTGGAGGCTCGGAAACAGCGTCAACAACACGGATCGGAGCTCTAAAGGGTCTTTTTAATAATTGGGAATTTGTGAAGAATTTCGGAAGACTACACTTATTATTATTTAGTTCATATGACATTTTTACCAGATATGATTTAGCAAATAAGATATAATACATAAACAGTGTAGTGTATGATAGCTCTACTTTTTTAAATATTTCGGGTGTTATATCAGGCATTTCCTCACTTTTTTGAAATTCGCTACCATTCCAAGAATAAATAGGTACTACTTTTGGTGATATACGTTCTCTTATAAAAAATCCATTGTATTCTACTGATAGACTGGGAGGTGGTATAAAATATATGAATTGTTCTCTTCTTACATAGCGAGGAAACACTGTTTTTACTGCATTTGTTGCAGCAAGTACAATTGCCTTATTTTTTTTAGTTTCTTCATAGAGTAGTTTTAAGAAAGGTGATGAAACATCAGCCTCTTTTCCAATATAGTACCCTGCTGTTGTAGTTATAACTTTCTCTGATATTTCTAATAAGCTGTGTAATTCTGATATTATTTTATCAATGTTTAGTGATGCTGCATTTTTTTCTAGAAACGTGTCGATTAATGTATTCATAGAGTTGTATATTTCAATATTATTTCCGAAAATTTGCTTTATAAAAAATGTTATATAGTAATTTAAATAACATAATTCTGATGAAGTCATTTCTGTACTGTGTTTTCTGAAACTTTCATAAAGATTATTGAAGGGATCGTTAGGAACTAGCACAGGCTTTTCTCCCCGCTTTATTGATTCAGTAATTGCCTTAATATGTGTGAAAAACCCAACAGAGATTGATGGATTCGATGCTGAAATAGCACTTTGTAGTACAGAGGCATACTCTTCAGCCCGTGTCATAGTTGACATTGATTCTCCTATTATTTTATTCTTATTTGCTAACATTTCTTGAAGGGTGTCTTTTTCAGATTTCGCTTTAACAAGTAACTCTGTTAATTCCTTGATATTCTTATTAGTATCCTTCGATTTTTCTGCTTCTTCATTTTTTGTTTCCATTAAAGTTTCATTTGTATTCTCTAATTCCTTTTTTGTAGTTTCAAACTCAGCTGTTTTTGCATATATTTTTGCCTCTAAATCATTTATTCTATTTTTAGCATTTGTTAATTCGTTACGTAAAACATTACTTGAGTTCTGATTAGAATTAATAATTTCCGTATGTTTTGAGATTAAAGACATATTATTCTTATATTCATTAATTAACCACTTTATTATTTTAATCATTTGTTCTTTTATGCTCACGTTATTTATTGAGTTTACAAATACGCTAAATTTATTTTTTACTAGTGGGTCTGCTAAATTATCAATAATTGATTTTCTTAGATGTGATACTAGATTTACTAATTCACTTTCTAACATAGTAGAGTATACATTATCTTGTGTATCTGTTGCTTCAAGAGCATGTACTATTAGTTGGGGTACTTCAACACTGGCTTGGGCATATTCTGCTAAATATGCATCCATATCCTCCTTTGAAATTTGCTGGCTTTCCAGCTGAGCTATAAAGTAATCTGGATTCATGCTTGCTTCTGTCTGGTATCCATCTAAGGGATGCATCGACTGTAGAATAATAAATGAAAATTGGCGAAGAAGGTTTTCTATACGCTTATTATCAATTGGTGTTAATGGTTTTCCATACCCCTTTACTGAACTTACCTTCTTCGATGTTAAGTTTAATTCATAATTTGTACATAATGAAGTATTACTTTCAATCGCCTTAACAATTGAATTAAATTTTATTGCTTTATCAAAGTCGTTACGCACTTCCATAGGAACAATATCATCTCTAAAGGTTGAAGGAAGTCCCATTCTTAGTCCATTTAGACGATTTTCTAGACCTTCTTTTAATAAATTGTATTCCGATACTTCACACGGTGGAACTGGATTTTCTACACTAAATGTTGAGCCTGGTCCAAATACCTTTGAAAATATGGTTTTGGCAAGAACTATTCGCGGAAGTGATGCTTCATCTGGAAAATAGGATAAAGTAAAAAATACCCCTCCACTTTTACTATGTTCATCATCTTGGTTTGATATTACTCTTTCATTTAAGATAACACGCTCACCTAGTACAATAATTTCATCAAGATATGGTACATTTGTAATTCTTGTCTTCCGTTTCAGTTGAATTCTTGCCTTTGCCTTTTTAATTGCGCTGCTAATAGATTCCTTTGATGCAATATCCTTTATCGAGTCTGGCCGCTTACTAATCCAACCTTTTACTGTAGCTGGAGAAAGGTTGTCTTTTCTTCTAACCGAATTGTTTCTAATTCCATCAGCCACAGTACCCCCTATAGGTTCTTCTACGGAATTCTTTCTGTTTTTTCTAGACCCGTTCCCATTCATCTCTAAACATACATGCGAATCTTCGTAGGGCTAAAGATTTCGCACTAATACTTAAATAGAACATGGCACATGTATCTAAGATATGTAATCCGTGGAATCCGAAAAATGTGATTATTCCAGATAAAGAAGTTCGTCGTATTTTAAAGGAGTACGGCGTTACCACTAACATCTCTGACATTTCCCTTTTGAAACAAGCATGTGTTCATACAAGTTATATGGATAAATCGGAGATATGGGCAAAACAGGAAGAGCCTATGGTTCTTGCTGAGCGTCCAGAGAATTGCCTTCCCCTGCAGAAGGGGGACAATGAGGAAATGGAATATGCAGGCGATGGACTTTTAAGTGCAGTTGTAGGGACATATTTGAAGGAGCGTTTCTCGGGACAAGGCGAAGGATTTATGACAAATCTTCGTACGGAGATTGTAAATAATGACCGCCTTGGTGAACTTGCTAAAAAGATTGGCTTTACACCCTGGCTAATGATTAGCCGGCATGTTGAAGATGTATGTGATGGACGACAGAATCTTCGCCTTCTCGGAAGCATGTTTGAATCGTGGATTGGAGCAATGTATTATTCATTTGGTAAGGGGGGTAAGGGATTTGACGCTGTTCAGACCTTTATTATTAATGTTCTTGAGCGCCATATCTATTTTGTAGAGCTTATTACAAAGAATACGAATTATAAGGACCAGCTTCTTCGCCATTTTCAGGGGCGATTTCATGTTCCACCAAAGTACAAGGTTATAAAAGAAGACGGTCCAAGTCATGACCGTACCTTTACCATGGGCGTTCTTGATATTAATGGAGGCATTATAGCATCTTCGGCAGCGAAGAATAAGAAGGAAGCAGAGCAGGAAGCAAGTAGACTAGCGCTTGATATCTTGAAAAAAAATGATGGGATTCTATAGATGCCGTTTAAACCAAAGTTAGGGGTTAAATTAGTCCCGCCTGAATTGGCAGATATATCTAAATCGTCTGAAATAGGAGCAAGTAGTTTACCACGCCCAAAGGCGGCCCCTGTTGCAATGTTTGGTGGACCAGTACAATCTGTGTTTGCTCCACCAAAGATTAAAAAGGCAAAAGTGCCTGCAGTTAAGCCTGTTGCTAAGGAGGCAGTACCGAGCCTTACAGTTCCAAGTGATAGTGACGATATAAAGATGGCTCTAAAAAGTGATAGGGATACAGATAATGCCGTAGCAAGTGATGATGTGCCTGATAACACAAATATTGTGGACAATGATTTGAAGGAAATGAAAACACTTATCATGGCAGAAGAATCAGCCGACCCATATGATAATCCAGCCCCTTCAAAATATATTCCTGGATCTCGCCAAGGATTTTCAGACTTTATTAAACAAACGTATGCATCGTTTACGCTTGACCCAAGTGCCCCACTTCCCAGTGGTGAAAAATACCCCTATCAACGATTTATTCGTGAATACATGAGAAATGAGAGTCCTTATAGAGGTATACTAACCTATCACGGACTCGGCTCAGGTAAGACATGTACAGCAATTGCCGCGGCAGAGGCGCTTTACTCCACATCAAACAAGAAGATTATTGTTATGGCCCCCGCTTCCTTAAAGAAGAATTTTCTAAAAGAGGTAAGTCTGTGTGGGTTTCGTCATTTCCGCCTGAAAAATTTCTGGGTATCGATGCCAGTATCTGATGAAGATGCTCACCTTTTTGCCACATCTGTCCTAGGTGTTTCAGAATCCCATCTTCGCACTGCAAGTGCAATTTGGATTCCTGATTTTAGAAAAACCGCCGAGGAGGCAAATTATGACTCATTATCTGCAGATGAGCAGACTGAGATTCGCAAACAAATTATATCTATCCTTCTCTGGGACGAAAAGAAGAATCCTAACGGGCGTATACGATTTATATCATACAATGGTATAACATCTAAGCGTCTTAAAGAAATGGCGTGCGTTGAGGGTGGGGCCACATTTTTTAATGATTCAGTAATTATTGTTGATGAAATTCACAATCTTGTTCGCCTTATGCAGGGCACAATAGACCCATATCTTCTTGGGCTTCCAGGAGCTAGACGAATTATTGCTAAGGAGGATATAACTGTTACTCCGTGGAAACCGAGCCTTTGTAATAATGCTGGCAAAAATTATATGCGTGGCTATCTTTTCTATCGGCTTCTTCTTGATGCCAAGAATTCCAAAATAATTGGTCTAAGTGGAACCCCTATTATTAATTTCCCTGAAGAGGTTGGAATTCTAATGAATATTCTTCACGGATATATTCCCACCCTAGACTTTCTTGTCCAAGAAGTAGGCGATGAAGTACAAAAACAGTTGAAAGATATTCTTGTGTCAAATATCTACACAGATTATGTTGGAGTTACTAATGATGCTAGTGGACGCGGCTCAAAGGCCACAATAACGTTTCTTCCGCATGGTATACGTAAAATAAAGGATTCTATAGGAGTTGAACGAATTCCAGAAGATGATCCAATTCCAAGTATAGATGAAATTAAGGAAACAATCACGAATGACTTAGCTGCCGCTAAATTTACTGTAACAAACACTGATATGCGAGCTCTTCCACTACTCCCCCCATTTGGGGAAGAGTTTCGTAACAAATTTATTTCGGGAGAGGGTCTTAATGTGAACAGCAAAATTGTTCTTGTTAAGCGTCTAACGGGTCTAATTTCGTACTACAAGGGCTCACGTGCAGATTTAATGCCGAGTGTAAAAGTTGATACTGTTGTTCGTGTTCCCATGAGCGCTTTTAGTCAAAAAGGGTATGTATCAGAGCGTACAATAGAAGTAATGTCTGAAAAGAAAAAGAAGTCAGGGGCTGGAGAGCTGGGTGGGGCATGGGCAGAAGTATATGAAATAGGAACAGGTTCACAGACAAGTAACTATAAGATGGCATCAAGACAGGCATGTAACTTTATTTTTCCTTCGGATGTTATACGCCCTAAACCGAAGACTAAAATGGAGGCACTTCAAGAGGCAGATAGTGGAAACAAACTTGGTGATATTATTGACACAGTTCAGGAGCCAAGTGAGGAGAAGTTTCCTGAGTTAGAAGAAACGGACGACACAGATGTAGCTAATGCCGATGAAGAAGATGTGGCAATTCGTTCAGAAATTGCTGAAGGACCTGTTATTCAGGATGCAGGTGGAAAGGAGGATGATGAGGACGAGGCTTCTGAAGAAGCGTCCGAAATGGCAGCTACTACAACATTCCAAGCTGTACCTAGTAAATTCAAATTCAATCCATCAGTTTTAAAGGCAAAAATGGAAGAGCAATCTGCTAAACAAAAAGCCGATTGTAAAAGTGGAACAGCTGCTAGCTATAAAGAAGCTACAATACAAGCAAAGGAATGTTTACAGACCCTTGCAAAATACTCATTAAAAATGGGTGGAGAAAATGGCCTTGAAACTCACTCGCCAAAGTACGCTTCTATGTTAGAGCATATTAAGGATGTACCAGGCAGTAGCTTAGTCTATTCGCAGTTTCTTGATATGGAGGGCATAGGTATTTTTCGCCTTGCAATGGATGCAAATGGCTATGCACCTATTGAAATTGTACAAGGTCCAAGTGGTCCCGTATTTACAAAGGCCACTCTTGAATCATTAGGAAAGGGTCCAGGTGGACAACCGCGTTATATGACATTCTCAGGTGGTGAGGAAGACGATATACGTCGTATGTATCTAGATATTTTTAACGCAAATTTTAATCAACTTCCCCAGCATTTAAAGGAGGTTCTTGATACAAATAAATTTGTAAATAATCATAAGGGCGAAATTGCCAGAGTGTTTTGTATTACATCTGCAGGAGCAGAGGGTCTATCACTCAAATGTGTTCGTGCAGTTCACATTATGGAGCCCTATTGGAATGATGTACGCTTGAAGCAGGTAAAAGGGCGCGCTATTCGTATTGGCTCGCACTTAGAGCTTCCTCCAAAGGATCGAAATGTAAGTATTTATACATATGTTACATCATTTCCTGAAGATACCCAGACACTAAAGATTGGTGATAGACGCATTGATGAAACTATTCGTCAAGCAGATGCAGTTGACCGTGAAACTGCTGTTAAATTAAAACTTCCTATACCTGAAGGAGCATCTCAGTATGTACTCACTACAGATGAGCGTATTTATGTTATTGCAGAGAAAAAGAAGGCAATTACAAATGCTTTAGAGGCAGTAATGAAATCAGCAGCAGTAGACTGTCAGCTAAATATAAAGGAAAATAAAGATGGTACATTTACATGCCTTGATCTTAAAGGAGCGGTAGGTGATTTCTTATACCATCCAGATTTAGATATAGATATACGTGAATCAGCCTCGAAATATCAGATTGTTGAAAAGCCTACAGCACCAAAGCCAGTAGCTAGCGCGGTTGAGGCTTCAACTGATTCAGAGGCTGTAAAGCCTACGTATATCAAAAAATCTTTAAAGGGTATAGTATACCTTCTAAAGGAAATAAAAGATGAATCAGGTACAATTACTGGCTTTGAAATGTATGCAGAATCAGATACAAAACTTACTACCCTTGTAGGAACTGCAGGGGCAAAAGATGGTAAACCAGCACCCCCTGTTAAAATGGTCTAAGGCCTCATTATATTATTATCTAAATGCCCTGGGAAGATTCAGTAAAATCAGTATATGTTATATGTAATCCTGAAAAAGAGCCGAAAAAGTATCGTACTATAATTCCCCATCTTCTTATGAATGGTATTCCAAAAGAGCGACTAAAACTTGCCGGCGTAACATGGGGTGATAGTCTTGGTGTTGATATAATTTTCACGGTATATAATCCCTTTTTAGAGCGATCCGTACCACGGTTTTCATTTAAGAGTGCATGCCTTTCTAAGGAGGAAATTTCATTAAATTTGAATTTTCATAATGCTGTTAGAGATTCACTAAAGGATTTATCTGGCTCAGATTCTGTACTAGTACTTACATCAGGGCTTAAAATTCGCCGCGATTTTACACAGCGTCTTTCAGAAGTTATAAAAGACCTATCTGGTCAGGTGTGGGATTATGTAAATCTTGGAGAAAGTAATGAAACTCAATCATATTACTCGCCTACTAAACTTGAAAAATCAGTTACACGTTTTCCCTTCAGTTTGTGTAATTCTCTTCTTCTTAGTAAACAGTGTGTTGAAAATCTCAACAAGACATTTATTCCCTTTAAAGAATCTTTGGAGTGTGAATTTAATTATCAAATGCTTCTTCATAATAGTATTGGATACGTATGTAGTCCACCTTTAACGGCAAGTGCCGGTAATCAAATACCCTAAAAGGGTATTTGATTGGAGCATACTTGCCGAGCATACGAGCTATGCTCGTATGCCAGGCTTACCCGATAGACGAGTCTATCGGGTGCGCCATCATAGGGTTGTAGGCAATATTAAGTACCCCCTAAAAGGGGGTACTTAACTTTAGCACAACACGGTAACGTATTCACATCTTAATTAACTTTTGCCATTAGACTTACTTTTTTTGCTATTTACACGTTTACGCCGTGTATTTTTACGACGCCCCGCTGTTTGCATAGGGATTGGAGCTATTGAGGCCACATGTGGCTGTGAAGGGCGTACAAGAGGTGGTGTTACAGTTTTTATTGCATTCAAATATGAGCCTAAGTGTATTGTCGGAGTTACTATAGTAGTGCTCATCTGTTATGATTTAATATATTTTTTTACTATAAATTTATTAAACGTAGAAGAATATCCGTCAACTGTATAGCCTCTAACAAATCCAATTTGTAAACTATCTATTCTATTTTCTAGTTTAGTAATTCTCGCTTTTATATCAGATATAGAAGGAAGAATTAATTTAGGTGAAAAGTCCATTTAGGTATATCTACTAGAGTCTAGAAGTATTTTCAATTTTTCACTGTGTCATAGGCAAGTATGCTTAAGCACTTGCTTTACAAATTATCAGGACGTAAACGTGTTGATGAATCCATATCACGGGTTATTACTCTAAAGATAAGTTGAATCTGGTGACTTAAATTTAATAGACGTCCTGGAGTTTGTCCTACAGCTGGAGCCACACTAGGTGCCGATGCTATAGCAGTTAAAAATGCATTATTAAGTGTAGAAGACCCACCTAGTACATAGAGTGAGGTTGCTCCCGTGCTAGGATCATTAAAATTATTGCGAATTATAATAAAATTACTGTAGCCAAGTTTGTTTGAGCCAGTAGAAAAGGTTAGAACTGTTGAAACTAGTTTTACCTGAGCAATATCAACAACTAAATGTCCCTCAGGTCTATTAATATAGTTTAGGAAATCATTCATGGCTAGACCAGTTGGAGTAAACGTGCTTGGATAGGCTACATTCTGAAAGACAACACGGTCACCCTGAGTTACTGCAAACTGCGAAAACCAGGTTTTTGTTTGTATCCAAAGATATTCACCTGATACGTCAGTGTAGTTTGTTCCACTTGCACTAACTGTTGAGCCACTTTCCCAGGGTAACTTAGTACTTGTACCTGTAAAAATTTGCGCCGATGTAACAATACCACTTACGTCCATAGCATCAGACCCGTTACTTAGTAGACTTCCATCCGGCTTTTGAATCTGAATTGTGAGCTTTTGAAGAGTGGCAAGCGGTGTAGGGTAATATATTTTCTGGCACTTGAGGAATTTAGGAATGAGTCTAGTAAATCCACGATTATTTAGACTACTGTCAGATGCCCAATAGGCATCATAGCTGACTACACCAAAGGCATTATTTAGACCATCATTTGTTCCAAATCCATTTGTATTTAGTTCGTCTACACGAACCTGTAAATACGGGTACGCAAATACATTAATATTGGAGTTAGTTGAGTATGCACTTGCTGAAGATTTTTCAGTTAATACCTCAATACCTTCTGTTGGCATAATTACCTTTACAAGCTCAATACGAGCAATATTTTTGAACTTAATGTATGTAGATGGAGAAAGTCCATATCCTGATGCATTTGTCCGTTTGTTATTTGCAGGGTCAAAATTCACAGAGAAATTGTAGCGATTTTCAGTTGTATTATTAATCCAGTCGCGGTCAGCACTATATATAAATAGATTATACTCATTATCTCTATAGGAAACAACATCACCTTGTGCTTTAATCATATCCTGAGGTAACGGCCCTCGAGCCTGAATACCTTCTGGTAAAACTAGTGTAGGGTTTGCATTTGCCATACCTTGCATACGCGTACCAAATACTAAAGGGTCCGATTCACCGAAAAATGAACGTCTGGGATCCGGAAGTACATCTACGACAGTATTTCCCTCTGAATTTCTTGCTCGGCGAGATGCATCACGTAATGCTAAAGCATTTTCATCATTCACTTTATAGTTATTAGAATTCACACGGAACATATCATCCGATTCAATACGTTGGCGCATATCATCCGGCATAACTGCCTTAGAAACTATAGGTAGCGGTGGCTGTGCTCTTGGAGCTAAAATATCAATTCGATTTGCCTCTGCCTCACGCTCTTTCTTTAGTTGCTCAAGGCGATTAAGTGTTGGAGGATAATTATCATCTAGGCTTAACTGAAAGTTGGGTGCAGCAGGAAGAGCACCACGTGAATCTTGGCGCTCTTGTTGCATTACATCAAAACGGGAACTTACATCATTTCGTATGCGCTCCATGTCTGAATCTTCTGAAGGGCGCACCGGACGTTTTAAATATGATAGGTAGTCGGGAACAACTGCCTGAAGTACTTCCTTGTTTAGTTCCTGTATAGAAGCTGTTGCATTTTCAGTGTTTTCATAAACAGCAGCCATGTAATATGAAATACGCTTATCGAGTGCTTTCTCCTGTGTAGGTGATAGGTCGGCACCAATTCGACGCTTGAAGTCGGTAGTAAGAAGACGTTCAAGTAGACCTTCATTCTTCTTTGAAAAAAAGATATCCCTACGGGTTTCTGGAACATTTGCCATAGTCCTTATCTATTCTTGGCAAGATGTTCTTCTAGTGTTTATTACCGTGTTGTGCTAAACTTAAGTACCCCCAAAGGGGGTACTTAATATTGCCTACAACCCTAATATGGCGCACCCGATAGACGAGTCTATCGGGTAAGCCTGGCATACGAGCATAGCTCGTATGCTCGGCAAGTATGCTACAGTAAACGTTAAGCCAAAGGCTTAACGCAACTTTGACACTTGCAGTTAACGCTAAGTGGAAAAAAGCCATGAGCGAAAGGCAAGCATATCAGCATCGCTGGGCTTCGATCGTGAAATTGCTGTAAAATCATCTCCGTAAAGCATTCGTATGATAAAATACAAGCAATACATACCACATTCCGTATTTTTGTATTGAAGGCGTCGAGAGCTGTAGTATAATTTAATCTCAGGGTCATGGGTTGTTAACCATTTCATGAATTTTTCAACCTGATGAGGGGCTTTCATTCCATAAGAATCAAAATAGATACATTGTTTCTTTTTAAGGTCAATGAAGTTTGCTACCCAGTGACTTCCCGACTTGTAATGAGGATCTAAATTGTAAACAATACCAATTGCTGTTATGCCTCTTTTTATAGAATCTTTTACACTTAGTGTACATATTTCATTCATTAAACATTCTTCTGTATGGGTTTCACTTGTCTTATAGGGATTAGGAGCCCCAAAGTCAATTGGAAATGGTCCCATAAATTCAAAGTTTTTATGCGATACTTCGTATTGATTGAGTACGGCAGATATGTTTGTGCTATCTAGCCACATGTCGGGATCTTTTGACCATTGTTTTGGCTGGGATGGACGTAGATAATTCTTCCGTAATAATCCCTTTTCAGACATGGAAAGTGGAAGACTTTCTAAAAATGTATTTTCACCTGATGATTTTAATTTCAAACGTTTCTCAATTTCTTTTCGTATATGTGTTTCTGTTGTTATACCAAACTTATGGGCTACCTTCTTAAGAACAACAAGAGGAATACATCCTTCAGCCGGTCTTACTTCACCAACTGAAGGATGGCACTGCTCTGGTCCAGGTGGAACTATATCTTTTTTTTTATGAGTCGAACTCATTCTAACTATAGTTTAGAATGGATATTACTTTAGTTAGATATTGGAATTATGTAGTGTCACCCCTTTTGATTTTTATTTCCTTTTTTGGCGTATACGTTATAGCAACACTTAAAAATATTCAAGTAGCAAATCCACGACTAATAAGTGAATCAATTCGTAATTTTAAAAGGAATGTCTAGGCTATATACAGAACAATATGTCTGGTGTAGCCTCTTTAATTGTTGGTCTTATGATTATAGTATTTTTTCTAGTGGCCTTTGCTACATTTTATTATATAAACCAAGTACTTGGCAATGATGACATAAAAGTGGAAGTGGGAACAGCAATCACTAAAATCGCTATTTGTAATACCATACTTATAGCAATTCTATCTCTTGTTTCGTACATGTACATTAGAAATAATCCACTTGTACTTTCAAATTATACCTTAATAATGATACACCTATCACTATTATTCTCAATTACTTCTGTAAGTATTGCATTAATTGAGAAATCTAGTTAACGGCAAGTGCCTACAAGACCTCAAGGAAATAAGACTGCTAAAATACGATGCTGAAGTCTAAATTTCCCACTCCACTGTCCATTTGAGGGATAGATATGAAATGATACGCCCTGTAATTTTACAATAATACGGACCTTTGTACCTGGAGTAAGAATCCCGGATTGAATAATTCCACGTGACCATTTACCATCTTTATATAAGTTTGGACCTTGTTCATTTGATTCATTAATTGGACAATATAAATTTATGTCAGTATCATTAATAATAGATTGAAATGTTGACTTGATATCTGCTAGTTTTTTTATAGATGACGAGCCAGGAAACCAGCGCTGTTGATTTGTATAGACGTTTGATAGAATTGTATCCTGAAGTGTTGTCAGTTTACTAACAGTTTGAGCCGAGTCTTGAACTGATAAAATAAGACGCCCTGATGAAGGCGTGTATGATTTAATGGTAAGAATCGGCATTAAAATTGTTAAACATGAAAAGTTCATATCTGTATCACGATATGAAAGTGATATTGTGGGTTTTTGTCCTGTAGGGATTGACCCAAATTCTACATGATCTGCTTGAAAGGTTTGTATAGGGATGCACCACTCCATTTAATAATTGGAGTGGCTCTATCCTTAGACCTCGTTAAAGTGAACACTTAAGACACTTCTATACTTATTTATAAGATATGGATACGTTGAATATATGCTGGAGGGGAATGGCTGGAACCGGTAAAAAAACTGAATTACATAAAAGATTAAAGGAGATTGCTAATCGTCGTGGGCTTCCCTTTACTCTTCAGACAAAATGTATAAACGGCTCTGGAGGAGGTGAAGTTGGGGATGATGATGCTGATGCTTTAGTTACAGGGGAAATAACCTATGAATACTCATCTGTTCACATGGGTTATGATATTGCCCGAATGTCAATGCAAGATAAGCAATATTTACGTCCTATATTATCCGAGCTTGGACAGGGTAGTCAGGTATTATCAGGCTCTCAAGGGCGCGGGGCACGTATTATAGTTTTGTATCATGCCCACCTTCTTAGCTCAGAATCCGTTTTACTTTTACAGGCATGTATTGAACAAAATGAGTTTGATGTATCAATATGGTTTACATCAGAAATGCCTGTACCATATCGGATTCGTGACTGGTTTATTGAAATACCAGTTGGTGGAGAAGACCTTGGATTTAAGGAATTTTCTAAGATGAGCAACACACCTGTAGCAAACTGGACAAATATATTCAAAGAAATTCTTGATAAATGGTTACGTTCTCCAAAAGCAACTATTCATTCTATAAAGGAAGTAAAGTCATTTGTTTATGAACTTCTTATGCGTAATTTTAGATGGGTTGAAGCAGTTCATTTCCTTCTTGATACAATTATAACTCATCCTACAATGACCGAGGTCCAGCGATTTCAGTGTATAGAAGCATTAGCAGGATGTGAAGCAACTGCAGGAGGATACACAATTCCAAGTTATAGAATTCCAATTATTTGGGAAAGCCTTTTCCTGAAATTTCGTGATATTCTTCATACCTAATATGATGTTGTGCCTATATTTTTAAAGTATGATTTATCATACTTTAAAAATCGGCTTACAACATTAGCTGGGAAGTAGGCATATTTAAATATAGCCATTTGGCTATATTTAAATTAGCACTTACCGGTAGGGAAGTATGCTTCCAATCTTACTTGAAGAAGTAAATATTCAAGTACGTAATATATATAAAATGCCTGAATTAGTGTGGACACAAGGGGCAATAAATGATGATGATTTGAAGCGGTTTGAAACTGCAGTTATAGAAGGAACCCAATTTGATCCTCTTCATCTAAAAAAAACAGTATGGGATGCTTATAAAAAGGGTGAATTTATTGCACATGTAATCGAATCGCCCTTAGCGCGAGTAGTAGCCCTTTTACCAAAAGGTAAAACTATTTGTGAATCATGGGGACGAATTTTTCAACTATTTGGCACTCCTAAACATGGTGCACGTTGGAATGTCTACATGTTTGGTGGAGAAGTCCCCCGACTCTTTCCTAAGGACGGAGCCCCATTAGCAGCCGAGCATCTTAATGGAGGTTATACAATGGGTTGCTCTACAGATGGCATATTCATATATCGTATTGAGGAGGCTACACGTGTTCTAATTCATGAACTTCTTCATGCTGCCTGCCAAGACCCGTACGAAAAATCGGTCCCTCAACGCGAAGCCACTATAGAAACCTGGGCAGAAGTAATATTTGTTGCCTTTTGTTCAAAGGGTGTAACTCGTAAGGCTGAACGCCTTTGGAAACTTCAGACACAGTGGGTTGCCGATACGAATTTACAGGCTTCTAAACACAGTGTACAAAGTGAAGCTGATTACGGTTGGAGATATTTAAATGGAAGAGTAAATGTGTATCAAGAGCTTGGTTTAGAGCTTCCTAAGCCCTCAGGCGTTGCTCCAACACGTTCACGATTTACACATCCAGAGCTAGGAGATTAATGGCAAGTGCCAGCATAAAAATTGATTCGTCCAAGTACTTATGCCTCTCTAGAAAACTTAATGGGAATTCGTGGGTTATATACTTATTTAAAGCATTATAGGAGAGAATTTGATATTAGAACAACAAAAGGGTTGCGTATTGGGATTGATGCAATGTCCTTCTTGTATCGTTATAGAGAAGATACACGGGATATTATCTTGCTTCTTCAATCTTTGAAGCGCCTAGATCATCGTATCTTCTTTGTCTTTGATGGAAAACCTCCTGCAGATAAAGATGCTGAAATTAAGATACGCAAGGAAGTAAAGGATGAGGCTGCTGCAAAAGCATCATCTATTGAAGTTTTCCTAATGAGTGAATCAGCAAAAGCAATTGACCATTCTTCACGGGCAGTTTTAGAAGAATCGTTGCAGCGATGTCAAGCAAGAAGTTGGCATGTGAGTCGTAATGTTCGGCGCGCTTTTCAGGATGTATTGTGGGATGAAAATATTCCTTATGCAAAATCGACATGTGAGGCTGATGATGCTTTAATTGACTTATATACTGCTGGAAAACTTGATGTTATTATGAGTAGTGATATGGATTATTTGGTAGCGGGGGTAGAGCGTTTATGGATTCCAAGTCAAAAGGGAAACTTTTGGTTTGAAGAAATTATGTTATCAGATGTAGTGCATGGAGAAACAATAAGCACTGAACAATTTATTGAGGCGGGCATTCTTTGTACTCTTACTGATGTACATTGCTCTAAGGCTTTTACTTGGATTCGATATTATGGCTCCGTAAAAGGTATACTTCAGAGTAATACATTAACTGTGCCTGGATTTACAATGGTTGAATATGAGTTAAAGCGTGAGCGTTTGAAAGCATATGAGCCCTATTCGCGTATTCGAGCAGACCATTTAGAGCGGGTTGTAGCATTTCTAGATAATCTTTAACGGCAAGTGCCAAAGTTGCGTTAAGCCAAAGGCTTAACGTTTACTGTAGCATACTTGCCATCATAGGGTTGTAGGCAATATTAAGTACCCCCTTTTAGGGGGTACTTAACTTTAGCACAACACGGTAATGGGTCCTAAATTTCGTAGTTACTATTAGGGATGGTAAAACGAAATTACCAGATTTTTGTATTTATAGGGGTATGTATATTAGTTGCCTTATTTTTTTGTAGTAAGCGATTATTGATGGAAGGATTTGAACCTCCTCCTCCCGTTGTTAAAGCCCAAGTAAAGTTAGAGGATATTCCAATTATTAAAGATGTATGGATTATAAATCTTGATAAATCGAAAGAACGTTGGAATACAATGCTTGACGAGGTGAAGGTATTAGACCCTCTTCCGGTTAATAGATGGTCAGCAACTGATGGGCGGGCGTTAAAAGAGCAAGACTATGTTAATGAAAGGATTCCAATTATAATTCGCCCTGAATCTACTCTTGCTTCCAAACAAGAGCGTCGTAAGGGTGAAATTGGTTGCTACTTATCTCATAAAAAACTTATTGAATTTCTTGGTAAGAAAAAGTACGAGGATGATGATGGGCACTTAATTCTAGAAGATGATGTTGAGATTGATAAGGATACATTACAAAAATGGATAGATGTATCATCAAAACTCAATAAGGATTGGGATATATTTTTCTTTGGAATTCATGACCCTGTACTTAAGGATCCTGTAGATGGTATTTCTAAAGTGACAAGTATTCAGAGTACACACTCTTATATGATACGACACAAATCTATCCCTAAATTTTTGGAAATAATTAAGATTATGTACGACCCGATAGATGAAATTATCCGGTGGAACTCAGATAAACTCAACTTGTATGCAATACAACCTTTCACAATTAACCAGCGTAAGAATTATCCATCAGATATTAATAATGAAAAGGTTACTTAACATGTTTTGTTTTACGTTTTATATTACGTAATCTACGTAATCTACGTGTGCACTTGTATTTTCTACGTCCTCCTTTTATGGGTGCTGTTACTGGGACTGTTGTTGTGGGCACTGTCGGAAATACTACTGCTCCATCCTTTAGTTCAAATAGCTCGGTAGGTCTTGTTAGAATTTGTGCAAGTTGCTCTGAAATACTTGTACCCATGTTGCGCGTATTTGTAATACCGCCTTTATCGCTTACTAAAAATGGAAAGTCTTTTGCTGCTACGACCTTTGAAGGGGGATTATTGTGAAAGTATTGATTTATATAGCTTTCATCATTCCAAGCTGGCTCGTAGGGGATTTTTTTATCTTCGCGCTGATTATCTAAGAAAATTTGGGATACACGTATCATATTCTCACGAGTTCCTCCATAAAATGCACCATAAAAGTACATTTGTGGAAGTGTTGTATTTTCTGGAACATATGCCTTTGACTCCGGATTTCTATCATAGGGTTTCTTTGGATCTATATTATTATAGTGCTCTCCAGCTACTAAATCTCCTACAAACCAATCACCAAAAGGTTTATCAATATTTGTATCTGAATCGAAATAATAAAGATGGTCGCAATCTGAATCCTTTAATGATACTATACTTGTAAATTTAGAATTTGTTCCTGCAGCCCAATCACTATGATCTGCATGAATGTATGTATAATTTTTAATATTTGGCATGTACTTACCAGGATCTTCATCAGAAAATACATAGAAATGTATGGTGGAAGGTCCATTATAATATTTCATAAAAGCTTTTATAAACCGTAGACCTAAAAGGAGATACGAATTTGTAGATATTAGAACGATTCCGATCTTCATTACATATTAGTTAGATTTTTAATCATAATATATAAAGTAGATGTCAGATAATTTAGCTGGTAAAACTATATCTCAATTAAAAGAATATGCAAAAACAACAGGGATTACGCATTATTCACGTTATACACGTAAAAATAATTTAAGAAAATACATATCTAGCACACGTAATAACAGACTAAAAAGTGTATTGATTGCTTCACCTGTAGAAGATGATGAAGATGATGAAGATGATGAAGATGACGAAGATGATGAAGGTGAATGTGAATTGGATGGGCGCTTAGATGCATGTAAAAAAAATAATAGACGTGAAAGATTACTTTGGGAATGCTTCAAAGGGATGTCCATTAGCGATGAAGCTTTAACAAAATCATTTGCATGTGGGCATGAAAAAGTAAAAGGAATGGTTTCTAAACTAAATACTTTGTATCCTACATTGAGAGAATCTGTAATACAGGCTGGTGGGCAAGGAAATAACTTTGATTACACTTTTAAGATGGGAGAGAAATCACTTAATATTGAACTTAAAACAAATAAAACTTCAAATACTTATGAAAGTCTTAATAAAATTCCGTGGTCTGGATATGGTCAATTATTACAATTATTCTTAAATGTAAAAGATCCAAAATATGCTAATTTATTCAAATCATTTGATACAAGTGGTATGATAAAGGAATGGTTTGAAAAGGTTATTATTGAGAAAATTATTCCTAGATACGATATTAAAGGAGAAATAACATTTGAAAGTTACTATACAATGTTATTTAATACTGCTAAATCTGCAGGAAAGAAATATAATGATGCAACTTTACCAATTGGTACAAGGGCTTTATTCAAATATTTCCATGAACATAGAACAAAAGAGGATAATGCTTATAGAGCTGGTTTATGGAAGACATTTTCGAAATCATGGATGGAAAATCATAGATTTGATGATGCCCTAACACTAGAACTTATTCAAGCAACATTAAATAAAAAGGATGTTTGGATATGTACTACAAAAAGGGATGCATACATTATAGAGGGTCCTAAATGTACAGGATTAAATTTTAAGGGACTAAAAACAGGTAAAGATGCAACTGTTCTACTGTACAATACTAGTTTAACAAAACCTTCAACGGGAGTAGTCTATGCTGTTGATGTTAAATTTCGTTTCTATTGGAAAAATGGTGGACAAGGTGTTCATAACTTGTGTCTTCAAATTAGTTAAAAATAATGCAGTAACGTCTAGTACTTATTTTAAGTAACGGCAAGTGCCAAAGTTAAGTACCCCCCATGGGGGGTACTTTGCTGTAGCATACTTGCCATCATAGGGTTGTAGGCAATATTAAGTACCCCCTTTTAGGGGGTACTTAACTTTAGCACAACACGGTACCTAGCGGTATTAAATGTGCATTTTGCACAGTTCATGAAATGTTATAAACATATCGTGAACGACCTTTGTAGGGTTCGAACCTACGACTTCCCGGTTAACAGCCGAGTGCTCTAACCAACTGAGCTAAAAGGTCTAGTATGCGTTATATTTTCGCACTTGTAAATAGAATATGTCTTCCAACTCAACAAAGATGTCTGGAGTTGGAAATAATGGAAATAAAACGAAGAAAGTGAAGAAGCCATCACAGGCAGAATTATTTGCTGCTGCAAAAGCGAAGAAAAATGCTGAAAAGGCTAATGCAAAAGGGCCTTCAAAGGGTCTATCTGCAAATGAGGCAGCGGCAGTACGCGCTGCACATGCCGAAGAATTAGCAATTGCTAAGAACTATAGAAAACGAGTAGAGCGTAAACTAGAAAAAGCTAAGAAAACCATACGCCATCTTAACCGTAAAAACGATTAAGAAAAATACATGGAGTGGGATTCGAACCCACGCGTATTGCTACAAGGGTTCTTAAGACCCTCTCCTTAACCACTCGGACATCCATGTGTTGTGGCATTTGCCTATTTGTATTTTTATATGTATAATCATATTGTATTTGATTTTATATGTATTTTTTCTGACGTATTTACGCCTTCGCGGCCTTCGCCGCCGACGCAGCAAGCGCCTCAGGCGACTTTACGTAGTGGCGGTTGAGGTACTTCTGGAGGTTGAAGTACGTTAGGTCGACGCCCTCAGGAACCGTTAGGAGCTTCTTTAGAGGGGCATCAGGCTTGATGGCGTGCTTGTCCTTGAGCGACTTCTCCTTGACATACGCGTTAACGCCCTTCGTGACCTGCGAGCGGCTGATTAGCGTGCCCTTGGGGAGGTTGAGGAACGTGCAGAGCTCGTCCGTGACCTGAACAGGGCGCTCGAAGATAGAAGGCGTACGGGGCTTGGCATCAACACCCTCCTCCGTCTTCACGCGCTTCTTGCGCTTGCGAGCATCCTTAATCTCACGGTGAACACGCTTGTCGAGCTTCTTCACGTGGGCAAGGAGCGTAACAACCGTCTCGCGAACCGTGTTGAGCGCCGCCGTTACGCTCTTGAGGTCCTCATCTAGCGTCGTCGTAGGGCCAGCAGGGGCAGCCGCCGCGACCGCCTCGACGGGCGTAGAGGCAACAACTACCGGCGCCGCCTTGGCCGCCGCGGGAGCCTTGGCAACCTTGGCAGCCTTTGCGGGCGCCGCCACGGGGGCCGCAACAGCTACCTCAACAACAACATCCTTCTTGGCGACAACCTTCTTAGCAACAGACTTCGGGGCGGAACTCATCATACCTGAAGCGGAGGAAGTATTGGACGACATTTTACGCGCTATAGTAACATGTAGCACGTGTTCCCTGTCAATTTTTATTTTTTTAGCATAGAATATTGAATTAATTTCACCCCTTTTACTCCAAATCCTCTTTTTTTTTTGAAGCCGGACATATTTATGATGGGTACCCTAGGAAACTGCGTTCAAACCGGGATTAAATACATTTAAAGTGAATGAACTACATTCCGGATTTAACATTAGAGGCAATGAGCACTTGTAATACATCCTCTCACGATCAGATACGTATATGTGCAAATATAAAAAGTAAGAAGACTCCTGATGTTCAATGTAAGTCAAAAGCAGTAAATGGGGATTATTGTTCAAAGCATTGTAAACATCCATCGCGTTTTATTGTGGCAGGTATAAGTACAAATTATACATATAGTCAAAACAAAGCGGCGAAAAAGATACAGCGTGCATGGAAACATGTTAGACCATTTCTACGTCTTTTTCATCAAGGAGTTCTTGATACGTCAATTTGTATGAATGTAACTGAACTCTATTCACTTGAGCCTCTATCTTCTTTAAATGCTCTGTACATGTTCGGAATTATAGATTCTTCCCGTAATCTCTGGCTCTTCGATATTCGTTCTTTGGCGCGAATGATATCTATTGGAACTTTAAAGGGGAATCCATACACTCGGGAGCCAATTTCCAGTCGAATTAATTCTAAAATTTTACGGCGAATTTCCTGGCTCCGTTCACGAGGGTACACAACCCTTTTTCCACAGGAGGCTGAATTAACTTCTGAACAAATTTGGCAACAGAAAATTTTGGACACCTTTATGAAATTGGAGGCCTTCGGATTTCACGTTCAATGTGAATGGTTTAATGAAATGTCAATAGACACCCACATCCGATTCTATAAAACTCTTTATGAACTGTGGAACTTTCGACTAGGCCTTACAACGGTGCAGCAATTGGCAATTGTTCCTAGCCCTGTAAAACTATTTTCACTATCTATCTATTCTTCTCACCAAAAACAACATGTTTTACATTGGTGGGAAAAAGTCAATTTACGATTGATTGAAACCCTTATTAGTAGCTCACAGGATAAGGAATCACAGCGTCTTGGAGCAATGTATTGTATTATGGGCTTTGTTAGTGTATGTAATGATGCCGGCGAGGCGTTTCCATGGATTTTGGAGTCACTTTGACATAAATTTTCGTTATCCAGAAGGAGTAATTACACGGTCATAGACACATGTAGAATCAACAATTACGGGGAAGTACTGGGCATCAGGTGGTTTACATGCAGGCACATACACATTTTCTGGTATAGTTATATTTTGCTGAGAAAATGGAGGTTTGTTGCGGTCATAACAGGGAGCAGGAACATATGTTCCAAGATTTACAATATTTGATGGGTCAGCAGAACAACAAATTGCCGCGCTTTCTGCTGCCTGTAGGACATTCAGATACTCCATATTTGTTCCCTTCCCCGTTATTTGAACTGTCATGGCACATCCATTTACATATTGAATGTCCTGTACAGATGCGGGAATTTGATTAGAAGATGCTTGGGCTCTACGTATATGCGTAAGCTCACTTGAATCCCTTACCTTTGAACGCGATATATATGTTTTTGCCTCTTCCTCTATTCTACGAATGCGCTCTCCTTGTGACATTGACATATGTCCTTTCTACATTGTATATTGATTAAAATAGGGGAAGATAGCCTCTAGAAAAATAAAAATTGACCCCTCGAGTTCGTAGTGAGTTAGTATAACAGGAATGTCTTCTATTGTATCGCCTTCCAGCTTCTCTAGCTCTAATGTCACGGTGACCGCGGTTAAGCTACTCGAGTCGGGTGGCAAGCAGGCGTATGTAAATTATGATTCTCGCCCTCTTGTCATGCAGGTTGGTTCGCTTGAAACGCCCTTTGGTCTTTCAGTCTTTGACAAGATTCCTGGTGCCGCCCCTAAGTATTCCGTTGAGCTAAATCTTCGTGGCTATGATGACCCATCTGGCAATCCTAAGATTGCCAGCATCTACAGCGCGCTTAATGCCCTTGATGAGTTCATGATTGAGCAGGGTGTGAAGAACTCAAAGGCTTGGTTCAGGGCTGACCTGAAGGCTGACATGGTTCGTATGTTCTACACGCCTACGCTCCGCTTTGCTAAGGATGCTGAGGGCAACCTGAAGCCTTATCCTCCTACGCTAAAGATTCAGCTTCGCAAGCGTGATGGCAAGTTTGAAACGGCAGTCTATGATGACAAGAAGCGCCCTCTTACGGATGTTCCTCTTGAGGATGTTCTTGTCAAGAAGGCTTTCCTCACGGCACTCATCCAGTGTACTGGTGTTTGGTTTGCCGGTGGCAAGTTCGGCCTCAGCTGGAAGGCAATCCAGATTCGCGCTGACAAGATTCCTGACAGCATCCGTGGCTTTGCCTTCCTAGATGATGGTGAGGAGGCGCCACGTGCTGCACCGGCACCCCGCGTGTCAAAGGCTCCTCCACCAGCCCCTAGCAATCAGTTTGCTGGTCTAGATGACGAGGAGATTGATGACGAGGAGGCTCTTCAGCCGGCCTCACAGGCTGTTGATGATGAGGAGGCTGAGGCGGAGGCTCCTCTTCCAGTTCCCAAGAAGACGGTAATCAAGAAGGTTATGAAGGTTGTTGCTAAGAAGTAATAATTCTTATGATGTAACAAACTTATGAATCAATAAACCAAATAATACTATAAGAAGTGTAAATGATAGCACAGCAAGAATGTATGTAAGAACATGAGATACATCATAGGGGCAGCACTCCTTTTTTTCATGAGCAAACTCAATGTACCCTGATTCTTCGTCCATTAAATGTATTTATATTTAGTACTTTAGACTATATAATGTATCTTATAAAATAAGATATACTACATATTTTAAATTTACCTGCCCTTTACCGTGTTACATTGCAACCACACCCACCATTATTTTGATAGTTAGGAAAGTCAGCGCAGTAGCAAATACCCTGATTACGTGCAACAACAACATCAAGCGTTTGCGTGTTTGGTTGTTCACGGCGTACAGGCTGTCCATTTACGGTTACAGATGTAGTGTTAAACGCGGCAAGCGCCATTGCACGCCGTTGACGAGTTAGTTGGGAAGCATCTGTGTTTGTAACTGGCATTTCTATATAATATGTACAATATTAAATGGGAGAAGAATAATTTGGACCGTTTGGAATTGGGCAAGCAGTAGATGCCTTTGGTAAAAAGGCATTAAGAACCTCTTGTGGTACTGCAGGACACACCGGGGGAGCAAGTGGCCGCTTGTATTGGGAAAATCGTGCTAAAGGATTTTGTGAATCAATAGACTTATCAATCACACACTGCGCGCGCGCCAATGTAAGCGTTGATGAAAGTCCGCATTTTATTCCAATAATAGAAGGTATACATGACTGTTTCTTTTCAAGATAGTCACTTTCAAGAGGAGTTTCTTGACTGTAAAGGGATTTTGAAGTACACTCACCACCATATATAGAGCGCGCCCGTAGTATGGCACTTTCACATACGCCCTGACGCATTGCATATAATTTTTGATTAAGGCGTGCTGACTCACTCATCTATTTTGGGCTCGCCCTTTAGTTCCTTCGCTCTAATAAACTTTTCACGTAATAATGTCGGATATCCCTTTTGATATCCTGAGCATTCTAAACTAAAAGGTGGTATACGAGGTTTCTTCGATAAACGATTCATTTCAGTAAGCGATACAAGTCTTGGAATTATTGCATCAATATCTGGAATCCGCTTGTGTAAATTCTTCGTAAAAATCGCAATCGAATACCATATTGTTATAAGTGTGTCAAGGGAAGCAATATGAATTTGTAGACCATCCTGTGTATTAAATGATAGAAATGAACTACATGCCACTTCTTGAAGCATAAGAAGTACCGGGACATGTTTATAACGAATTTCAACATATGGAGGAACAAATTCTCCCTTTGCTCCTTGGAAAAATACTTCTACATGAGTATTTCCTAAAAGCTGTTTAACAAGAAGGGCATCGTCCTTCACATCCGGGCTCAGTACACCCATAATTCCCGTAAGACGTTCTGTATCAAAAATATCACGATGACCGTGAATTACATTTCTGTAAAAATCCTCAAGCGGACCTGTAAAGAAAATTCGCCCCTTTTCCATGCAGAAATTCAAAATTTTATTTTTAACAGGCTCTGGTATATCTACACGAATAGCCTTTCGAGTTCCACTACGTGCTTTTGGTAATTTTGGAGGGAAATTACGATTAATAAGTTGAAGGCGCTCATACACCTTCTCCCAACGTGAAACCATCCCACGCGGACGACTTAACTCTAGATACATCATCATGCGTAAAATATCAGGGTCAGTATAATACATACCATCGCGCTTGTACGCTCGCTTTAAAAGAGTTGCAAAAAGGGGGGGAGAAATTCGTGTAATATCCGCAATTGCCACGAAATTTATAAGAACCTTACTAGTTCCTTCGTGAATTCCAATTTTGTGATGAACATTTTTAAATCCATTTGCATGTAATTCAGCTACAAGAGAATTTACATCACCATCAAGATCGGGTGTAAAAAAATCATAGTCGGGAAGGTCAACATCAGGATTGTAAAAGCGTTTCTCTACAGGAAGTATCATGTTCATTGCTGTTCCACCATAACATACGCGCTTTTTCGCCTTAATAAAATTATGAACTATACTTAGCCCCTTTAGAAGAACAGCGTTGTGTGCTGATTCATAATCAAGGCGCTCTTGTGCTATATCTACAGCCTTTTTAAGACGAGTTTCTACCTTTTTTTTTCCTATAGCTGGAGTTGCCATAAATATATCTTCCTCCATCCCCCTATAAGATTTTAAGAATTTAAACAGCAAATGACGCCTGATAGTTAGGTGCCTTTAAACGATAGAATAATTCGTTATTCCAGAAACCAATTTTCGATTTAAGTGACGCTATTGATTCACCAAATAAATTTAGTGCAAGTGAATTTACACCGCATTTTGTGACTACGTCTGAAATCTCACTTAATGAAGGGTTCTTATCCTGTGATGGTAATACAAATACAAATCGCCGTTTCCCATTTAAAGCAAAGGTATCCTTTTCACTTTCTGAAAGTGAAGTTAAGCGTATAAGTGATACAACAACTGAGTTAGGAATTACTCCACCCATGGGGAGTGCACTTACACCTAAAACATCCGATGAGTTTTCTAAGTAAACTCTTACATTTACAAGATAGTCAAGGTCATATTTTTGGTCAATATTTGTCATTCCAAGTTTCTCTACATTTCTAAAGATTGATGTATCAGCATTTGAGAAAAACACAACCTTCCCTTCCATGAAATTTGTGGTCATGTTAATAATTTGTGTTTCATTATTTTGACGCTGGTAATTTCCATTTTTCAGCATAAATTCCTGAAGTGGCTCTAAATCTTCTGCTACCTTACTTAAGAATTTAACATATTTTTCTGGCTCACGAAGTAAATTTGGAGCTTTAACAAAATGCAGATATACAATTAAAGGATATGAACCTGATGCCAATGATGGGTTGAAAGCATATGCTGCTAAACTTTTCGCTACTTCAGCAATATTTCCTCCGTTTGAACTAATAAGATGTCCCGCCTTATTTCTATAAAGAAGGGTGGGTACACCTACAGTATCGAATTTTTTCGAATCCTTCTGTGAATCTAAATAATCAATCTGTAATGTAAATATGCGAATACCTGTATTTAGTGCCGACTGTATTCCAAGAGTGGTATCAAATGTTCCCCCATTTTCATTTGGACCAACATAGGCGGTTTGCTTTACAGAAACTGCTTGCACATTTACTAAAGACGTAGTAGGTTTTGGATTTGAAAACGATTCTTTAAGAATATTTACTTTTTTATCAATCTGCGCTGAAATATCAATACCAGATGTTGTTAGTATAGGCTTTACAAATAACTTATATACAAAAAATGAAAGTATAAAGCCAGCTGTAAAACAAAAAAGAATAATATCGAGTTTACTTGAAAGTGCCCCCGTAAAACCCCTTAAATAAATCATAACTATTTTGTATATAAATGTATATATAATTCCTGAAATTAATGCTATTATAATGCCAATGGAGATTACAATAACAAATGCCCATCCTGTACTTGTTATTTTAGGTAGTCCAAAATATTTGCGTATAAAAATAACAAAGTTAGCAACATCGCCAGGAAGAGCCGATAAGTTTAATCTTTCAATATCATCTGAACTAACAGATGGCAAACTTAGAAGATCGTCAAAGAACCCCATCCCCTTTTCTAGTATTACAGTAGATACTTATTTATAAAAGCTGACCGTGTATGAATTTCTAAGTTAGGCATTAGACGAGCCTTTTTAACCTTTTCTGAATCAGATGTAGAATTATCAGATACAACAAGAATAGTTGTTGATGACGTAACTGTGGGACTAATGGTATACCCTTTAGCTTTTACCTGTGTTTCAAGGTCCTTATCACGAAATCCGGTAAAACATATTGTGCCCTTATTTATACTAATTTCAGGAATTCCTTTGATAGCTGGATAAGGAATCCAACTTAGCTCAGTATTACGCCAACTTTCATAGCGTGGAAAGGCTTCCTTAAAGGCACTAAATGTATCTTGTGTCCAGGATACTGGAAATCCATCGATACTTAGCCAATTTCGAGGATCGGGGCACTGTTTAAACAGAGCGGTGAGCTTTGACTCACCAATCCCACGTGGAAGTTGATTAGAAGCAAGCAAGATTTGCATTTCATTTACACTAGATGGAATGTTTTGAAGAGTTGCATACAAAGTCCTGCCTGTCTTTGGTCCTAGAGTCTTAGTCAGAGTTTGCTCACTAGCAAGCCACAAAGCATTAGGACCATTAATTCCAGCCTTTACAAGTGCTTCTGCAGTTGCTGGACCGAAGCCAGGAAATTCCAATGTTTTTGCAAAGTGATAGAGTTGAGAAGACCGCTGTGTATCATTTATTGTCTTTAATTGTATGTGGGTAGCTGTGGGGGGTACACCGACCCACGTCCATGACTCAGATGATGGAAAGGAAGGCTCTAATGCCGGAGCAAGAACAGCATCAAGTGTAGGAATTACGTCACCGCTTCTACGAATTTTGATAATAGCATCTGGGCCAAGGCGCTTTTCTAGAATTGTTTTGGCATTGTGTCCAGTACAGAATTCAATCTTTGCTCCATTAATCACTACAGGGTCAAAGCGGAGTTTTGGAATCAAATACCCTGTTGCCGACGGGGCCCACAGAACTTCTCGTAGGGTAGTTGTAGCAGATTGGTCAGAAATGGGCATCTTAAAGGCTACACAGTCCTTTGGATTCTGTACAGATACGTTGCTCTGGTCAGGATAGACTGGAATTTTGTTAATGCCAATAACAATACCGTCGGTTTCATACTTAGAATTTGAGCGCCTTAGAAGAAACTGCTCACTACAAGTAGCTTCTGTTGGTTTAGTAGTTACTGACCACCACGGTGTCATAAATGAATGGTCGGCAAGCCATGTAAACTGTTCACTACGCGTAAGGCCACTGGGAGCATGAACTTCATAGGCTAGAAACTGAATCTTTGAAAGAAGCTCATGCGAAGGAGATTTATGATGTAGAAGCCCGTTTACAATGTTTCGTCCATTTACAAGGTCAACACTACGCTCCATGATTAGCTCACCACGAATAATCCAGTTATTTTGAGAGGGCACAAGACCACTAATGTGCTCAACAATTGAAGCAGGAATACTATAGCCATCTCGCCCATCACCGCGAAGGTATAGTTGGCGCTTGGAAGGAATCCATAGGGCACTAAGACCATCAAGTTTCTCTGACATTACGTATTCGTTGCTAAGATTCAGAAAGCGCTCAAGGCGTGCCTCAGCCGGCTTAATCTTGTCTAATGATGGCATGATTACAGGCAATGGATGTGATGCTCCAGTAACAGGTGTCCCTACTGATGAAAGAAAGGGGTGCTTCGGGTCGCGCGCCTTTAGTGTATCTAGAAGACTATCATACGTGTCATCATCCATAATGGGCGTCCCACCATTATAGTATGCCTTTGAGGCATCAGTAAGAAGAGATACAAGGCTTTGAACTGTATTTGTAGAGGACATTTTGCTAGTAAATGTATACTAAATACTAGGTTTCAATTTTTTAGAACGTGTTTCACTAACGGCAAGTGCCAAAGTTAAGTACCCCCCCCATGGGGGGTACTTTGCTGTAGCATACTTGCCATCATAGGGTTGTAGGCAATATTAAGTACCCCCTTTTAGGGGGTACTTAACTTTAGCACAACACGGTATGTGTAAAGGTCTAAAGACAGCCATCTATAGTTATACAAGAGGGTTGCGGGCTTGAAGCACCCTCAGCATTTTCTTTTTTATTTCTTCTAAAAGCCTAAAGCCTAAAGGCATAAAACACACTATACTAGGGTCTTATAGTATAGTGGTAAGTACATGGGACTTTGAATCCCGTAGCCCGAGTTCGATTCTCGGTAAGACCTTCCAGCGCGAATAGTTCAGTGGTAGAATGCAACTCTTCCAAGGTTGTAACGCGGGTTCGATTCCCGCTTCGCGCATCTTTTCAAAAACTCTAAAAAATCCCTAAAAATATATAAGCCGTTTTAGCTCAGTTGGATAGAGCGCCCGCCTTCTAAGCGGGAGGTCGTGGGTTCGAGTCCCACACGCGGTAATCCGCCTCTTTAGCTCAGTTGGTAGAGCAACTCCTTTGTAAGGTGTAGGTCCTGGGTTCGATTCCCAGAGGAGGCACTCTTTTAGTATAGTTTTACTGTTCTAAAAGAGAGTCTATAACATCTAGTACTAAAGTTAAGAACTCCCCATGGATAAGGCCATTAGGTGGCCTTATGTCATTGGAGTTATTTAGCTTTTCGTTCTAGCTATTAGAGTTAGGTACTTAAATTAAGTACCTAACGGTAGACTAGAATAGAGTATGTCCGGAGAAATAGGCTTTATCTTTGAAGGTCTAATAGAGCGCACACTAAGGCACTTGATTTCTCCACTAGAAGCAAAAGGATTTAAGGTATCTTTGCTAGGCGAGCAGGACATTCGTGATATTTTCAACGAGCAATCATTGAATGGCGTTGACCACCTATTAGAAATAACGGATACTTCTGGTTGTATAACCCATTTTCTTCTTCAGGAAAAATGGAAAATTATAACAAATCAGCGGGAAGTATCGCAATTTCTTGATTGTTGTTCGCGAATACTATCACGAATTCCGGAAGAAAAGCGCGGGACTGTTTACAGACTCTGGGTAACGCGTTCACAGCCGTCCCTAAATGGGGAGAAGTCATTAGAAGAAGGTGGAGCATATGTAGTACAGTGTATGACATCCCAGGCACTTTTAGCCCAAATTACAGGACAGTTTATATGTGAGTTGCTTGGTCTACGAGAAATTGCGGGAAATATGATTGCACAGATGCCATCACTACTTCCTCAAAAAACACCTGATGTACCAGAAGTGCTTGATTCTTCAAAAACAGCCCCACTTCCTAAGTTGGGCTATAAGACTCAGGTCAATGTTCAGAAGACCCTATAACTTGTTTTTCATATATGCTTCCATAGCAAGATCGTATGCTTCCATTTTACTGAGATTTTCTCCCTTTTTCACCTTCGGTTTTACTGGGGCAGCAGTGCGTGTTTTAAATGCTTTAATTAGTGCAGTTACCTGCTTCGGAGGCTGATAGGATAAAACTTCAGTGAAGAATTTTGGCACCTGTTTGACAGCATTTGATAAGTAAACAGGGTCTTTGATAAGAGGTGGAGCGGCCGGTATTTTCCAGCGTGGAACTTCAATAAGAATAAGGGTAAGAATCACTAAAATCTGTCGCTTTGCTGATGCTCCAAGGCCTTTTGGAGATTCGCCCCATAATTTAATAAGAGTCTGGAATTCTTCATTCATGCGTATAAGTTGTTTAGCTACAAGCTCTTTGTATATTTCACTGTAAAGTTGTATTACAAAGAAAGAAACATCTGTGCGCTGACGAAGATTTAACGTCGGTGGTCCACGTTCAATTCGTGTTAATCCAGTCTTATTTACCTTTCGGGAAATTGCGTCTTCTTCTAAAAGCCATTTTACCCAGAAAAGAGCCTTTTCTGTTGAGCCTTCGCTTATTGCCTTGCTAATATGTGTGCCGGCAGTACGAAGAAGAGTAAAGTCCCCCTGTGGATTCCAGACACGTCTAAGGGCCGCCGATTCAGTAACAGGGTCTATAGTTGCCCCGCGAATCCAGCCGGCCTCATGTGTTTCTATACCGACTTTTGGCCAAGGGGTCAGCGTTCGCGTCGGAGCGTCGCGAAGAACAAGAATAAGCTCTCCAATACGGAGTTGGAGTAATTCAGATGTGTATGCAGTTTCATCGGGAAGAGTCTTCATATGCCCATCTATTTCCCGTGTTCGATGGTCTAAATAGACAAATACACGTGGAGATGCTAGGCCTATGTGAATAAGGGCGTATTCCCATAGTATGCGAAAAAGGTTGTCAATGGCACCGCTACAGAATAGGTCAGCTGTAAAGTGTAGCGAGCGACCTGTGGCGTGGACACCGGCTTGTGGGAGAATTTTTTCCAGGGATTGGATAACTTCATTAGGAGGATATCCACACCGTGTGCGAGGTAATTCTTCCTGGGGTACTAGGAAGCTATTCATTTAATAATGGAATACAAATGATATTTTATTTGCGAGCGCTCTTAGCCTTACGTTGTGTTTTGCGCTTTTTAGGAGTTTTGGGTTTACTCACCCTTGAGCGTTTGGCTAAGGGTACTACATTGACGCTTCTTCCGCCGCCGCCCATAAGAGTTAAATTGTAATTATAAACAGGAGCAGGGAGAGCATCATACGCTTGACGATTTGGTATTCTATTATTAATTTCACTTACTGGTCCATCATAATATTTGCTACCACCAGTTGAATCTGTCATCTTAGTATAGGGAGCATCAAATGTATAGTAGATATTTAAACTACCAAAAGTGAGTTTACCTAGAAGTGGCACCTCTCTATTTCCCATTAATGCTCCTCCTAAACTTCCGTTTGGTGGTGGTACTGGACTTGGTAGAAATATTGGTGTTGCTCCTGGTAATAAACTCATTGATGGAGCTGGTGTTAAGTTTGCTATAGTATAACGGTGTACATACGAAAGTACAGTTGTGCAGAACAATATTCCACGCTTTTTATCAATTGTAATACCTTTAATTCCAACCGCTATAAAATTGGGCTCTGCAGCTCCCGTAACAGCAGTCTTAGTTCCATTTTGATAAAAGTATAGTCTTCCATTATCAGTTCCAAAGTTGTCTAGAAAAAATAATGCTCCTATATCATCATAAGATACTATATGATGTACTTTATTAACACCACCTATAAGTTCAGTGGGTGCATTACCAATAGATGGATATAGTATTGACATTATTCTATTATTATTTGTATCAGCAATATACAATGTGCCATTTAAAGAATTAAAGCACATTGACTGTGGATTACTAAAGCCACTTAATCCCAGTGCTCTACGAGTAATTGCCTGTGTTCCACTGCCACTTACTTCACACAGATTATTATTTCCAGTATCTAAAACATACATAAGAGAGTCATTTATAACTAGCATACACCGAGGTTCATTAAAGCGTGTTACGGTTGGATAATCATAAAAATTTCCAGCCGTAGCAATTACTCCAATATCAGGATTTGTAGACGGCGTGTATTCCCATCTTGGATTAGAAGCTTCATCTGATGGATTATAATTCCATGGATTTGGTCTATTCTTATACACTAGTGTACGAATAGCATTACCATATAAAATATAAATATTAGATGTGTTTGGTGAAAATTCTATACTGTACATGTGTTGATCCGCTCCAGAATAGAGTCCACCACGATTTGGATCTGCCCATGAGCGCGTTTCTCCAGGTCGCTTTCCATCAACCCATCCATTTCCATAATAAAATCCTGAAATTTGTATTGAATTATTAAAGTTATTATTTGGTGGTACATTTGTAGAAGCAAATGGTGATAAAAATAGAACATCTCCTTGCCATCCTTGAAAGTTAAAATACAAATCTCCTGTTATCGAGTTTACTGAACCAGTGTATAAGAAACCACCATTAATTCCTGTACTAGAGCTATAATGGGTTATAGCTGTAAAAGGAGCTACTGGTCTTATTGTTGTTGTTGTAGTTGTTGTTGTTGGTGGTGCTATATAAGAAGTATGAGTAGTTGGTAAACTACTTTGTAGTCCCCATCTAGTTGCTAAATAACTTTCTATTCTTATACGCTGAGCATCGCCAATATCGTCAGGAAATACAAGAACTTCACATACAACTCCTTCAAAATAAGCATTTGCTGTTTGACCTCTTACAATATTGTCAGTTCCAATATTATACCTTGTTATATTATTTATACCTTCTCTTGTTTCTAACAGACGTGTATTAGGTTTAGCATTTACTTGAACTAATGCTCCAGAAAGATTAAAGCTAGAATAATATATTGAAGGTGTAGCTGGATTTGGAATTGGAACGGTTCTTGCAATAAGTTTTCCATTATTATGTTTCCATGTTCCTACACTAGAATCAGGAAGACATAATAATGGAATCATTGAAGTGTTTGATGAATCAGGAGTATCACCTGCTCCGTCTACATAACTCATTAATCTTGTATAACCTTGTGAATTGTATGGAATATCATCTACACGAGCAACTACAAATGTAGTTATTTTTGTTATGTTTGTCATAGTTGTACTACCGCCCATATAAGTGTTTCTATTCATTAGAAAAGCATTTTTACCATTAATTGTTGTAGTTTGTAGTTTTGTAGTTTCTAGACCTGCCCGTGTAGCATCGAATCCTCTACCAGACTTATCTTTAACTGTAGTTCCTACTATAGTTGAATTATCATTAGCATCTAGCCATAAAGATGGTAAAATAGGTTGGAACTTGGGATCCAGTGTTAAAGGATTTGCTGTTGTTGTAGTTGTAGTTGTTGTCGATGTTGTAGACGTTGTTGTAGATGTTGTAGATGTTGTTGTAGGTGGTACATAATTACGATAAGGGTGATCACTTCTCAAACTTGTAAGTATTCCCCATTTATTTGCAAGATATCCTTCTACAAATTCACTTTCATCTTTCGTCATTCCATAATCAAAAACAAGCACTTCACAGATAGTTCCTTTAAATATATTCCACACCTGTGAATTTGGCATAAGCATTGCACCAATTCCGTATTTTGATATATTTAAACGTGAAATATTAGCTGAATTTTGAACAGGAATTCCACCATTTACTCCTACTGATATTAAAGAATTACCATATCTAGAATAAAATAGTGAGGTTGTATTTGATGCTGGAAGTGAAAGTTGGGGTGAACCATCAGGTTTTTTGTAAGAATATATTTTTGGGTCAGGGCTGAATTGTAAAGAAGCATATGAAGTAGTATTCTCATAATCATTAGCATTTTCACCATCCCAAAAACTGACTAATCTACCATAGCTATAGTCTGTTACTTTATTTACTACTACAATAAAAGTTGTTACACCGAATACTCTTTTAATATCTGGTACAAAGCGTTCATCTGTAGAGCCTACTATATAGGACCCTAATGGAAGTTCTAATGCTCGCTGTCTATTTATTTCTGTAAATGATGTAGTACCTTTTATTATGCCATTGTTATTATTTCCAGATTTATCTATAATTACATTATCTCCAGTGTTTGATACAACTATACTTGTGGTATCTGATGGATCTAACCATATAACAGGGTTACCACCTCTAAATACAGGAATAGTTATTGGACTATTAGCACATGGACTTCTATTTTGGCCCTTTCCAGTATTTATATAATCATCTGCTAAAGAAGAATAATTATTATTACTTCCATATTTAACTACATTAAACCCACAAAATGATGTTGTTGGTATATACAGTGGGCGCGTTGTACTTGTTGTTGTTGTCATTATATAGTTAACTTTATCATAATTGTAAGTGTGTTCACCTGGTAAACTGCTCTGTAGTCCCCATTTACTTGCTAAATACCCTTCTACCTGTTGACGCTGTACTTCAGTCATTGCGTAAGGAAAAACAAGTACTTCACAGATGGTTCCTGAAAAAAGTGAATTTGGATTATCATTGCCGTATCCTACTGGATTACATCCTAATGAGTAAGTAGATATTCTTATTTTTGTACCTGTAATATTAGCAGAGGTAGTAGGATTACCATTTCTACCAATATTTATTACATTTTGACGATAATTAGAATACAATATTTGAGGTGTAGTAGATAGTGACAAGTTAGCTGTTTTACTTACATTGTGCATCATTGATACAAATGATTTATCACCAGGTACGTACAATGCAAGAAGTGAACTATTATTAGATGCATTTCCATCCCAATGATCAGTTGCACTTTTTCCATCCCAAAAGCTTAATATTCTACCATAAACTCCATTTCCTGTAGCTCCACCCCCTAGAGCTGAACATACAACAAAAGATGTTACACCTGATAAATCTCTTGCATTCGATCTATTTGATATAGCTCCCATTATGTATGATGGAGGATGTAGAGTAGAATCTTTAATTTTTATAGCAGTTAAATTATTTACAGATGTAAATTCTGTGTTTATTAATGTAGCATTATATCCGTTTCCTGATCTATCGGCTATTACGTTATCAATTGTTCCACGATTATGTGCATCAAGCCATATTAATGGTGGACCCCCGCTAAATTGTGTAATAGGTGTTACTACTGGTGGTCGCGTTGTTGTAGTTGTAGTTGTACTTGTAGTTGTTGTTGTAGACGTTGTTGTTGTTGTAGAAGTTGTTGAAGTTGTTGTAGTTCTTGTTGTAGAAGTTGTTGATGTTGTTGTAGGTGCTCGTGTAGTTGTAGACGTTGTTGTTGTAGATGTTGTTGAGGTTGTACTTGTTGTACTTGTTGTAGTTGTTGTAGTTGTGGGTTCTGGTGCTATATAACGGTACACAACTCCCCATTTATTTGCTAGATAGAATTCTACTACTTTACGCTGGGCGTCATTCATGGCATAGGGGAAAACAAGCACTTCGCAAATTTTTCCTTGAAACTTATCAATTATTGAACCATTTAGTTGTCTTTGCGCTCCAATTGTGTATTGAGCTATGTTTAAAGGGGTTGCATTAAGTGTTGTTGGTTGAGATAATTTTCCATTTACTCCACCATTTATTCCAACTCTTGTTACACCCCTGTCATAAACAGAACAAAATATTGATTGTTTATTTAGAACAGTATTATCAAATGAAAGTTCTACTGATGGTGCTCCCGCCTTATATGCTCTTAATTTCGTATTAACATTAATGTATAAAGGAATAAATGAAGTCGCATTATCAGAATCATTAACATCAGTACCATTCCATAAACTAACTATTCTACCATAATTAGCTGCTGTGGCATTTACATCATCATTTGTTATGACAGCAACAACAAAGGTTGTTAGAGCTGGTATACTTCCAATATTTGGTACATAACTTGTGTTTGTAGAGCCTGCTATATGCGAACCAAATGGAAATCCTATAGCTTTCTTTCCATTTACTTCTACCTCGCTTGTGCTACTTAGTATACCATTAGAGTTATTTCCAGACTTATCAACAATTATTTTTTGCCCATTTGATGCCGTCCCTAACACTGACGGTTCAGAGGGGTCTAACCATATAACAGGATTACCACCAGTAAACACGGGAATAGTTGTTAGATTTCCACCGCATCCACTTCTGTATTCTTTTGCTGTATTAGGGTCACGATTATGACTTTTAATATTTGTTTGAATATAGTGATTTGTAATCGAATTATAATTTGCTGCACCAAAAACATTCCTTAAATCTTCATTTGCATTTGCATATTTAATAACATTGTATCCACAAAATGGTCTTTCATAAGCAATTTTGTTATAAACGTATGGGTGGCGTAATGTTGACTGTGGTATTGTTACTAAACTACTTTGTAAATTCCATTTACTTGCTAAATAACCTTCTATTCTTTGACGCTGATCATCTGTCATTGTATAGTTAAAAATAAGCACTTCACATATAGTTCCTACAAAATCAGCATAAGTACTTGATGCTTGAACACCAATTCCATATGTTGCTATATTTAAATTTGTTATAGTAGCTGGCTGTTCAGCCTGAATAGCACCATTTACTCCAATTGTAATTGAAGGATTATTTGTTATTTTAGAAATACCATAGCTAGAATAAAATATCGATGTTGTTGTTGGAGCTGTTATCTTAAGTGATATGCTAGGATTTTTGTAAGAGTAGACCTTAGGCTCAGCACCAAACTGGATGGAACAATATGATGAATCATTTTGCCAATCATCAGGGCTAGTACCATTCCAAAAACTTACTAATCTAGCATAATTATCGTTATAATCGGTTATTTTGTTTATTGCAACAACAAATGTTGTTACAGCTTGTACAGTTGTTAAAGCTGGATTAACAATTCTATTTATTGACCCTTTTATATATTGCCCCTTTTTAAATTCTATAGCTTGTAATCCATTTACTTCTGTAAGTGTTGTTCCAACTAGTAGACCATTATCACTAATTCCCTTATCTATAATTCTAGTTCCTGATACAGTTGATTTGTCAGATGGATCTAGCCATATAATAGGTGAGCCACCTGCAAACAGGTTAACTGGTTGTGGTATTGTGGTTTCATAAAAAACTTTACCCTGTTTATAAGGATGATTTGCCGGCTGTAAACTAGATTGTGTTCCCCATTTACTTGCTAAATAACCTTCTATAAATTGACGTTGTGATTTATCTAACTGAGTATCAAAAACAAGAACTTCACATATTGTTCCTCTTAATCTGTCGACTCCAGGATTTGCTGGATTACATCCTAGTGAATACTTATTTATTGTTATTGGAGTAGTTATATGAGTTTGAGCGGCATGGGGAGCATTACCATTTAGTTCAGTAATAAATGTGTTTGAACCATACGTAGAAGACATTATATGGGTTGTATTATAAGGCAATTCTATTTCTTTACCAGAATTACGATCTAGATTGTGCATCACTGTTATCGTTTGAGGACCAACAATACTAGGTAATAATAATGGAATAATTGATCCTGCAGTATCATAATCAGAAATAGTTAGTCCAGTAGTTATTCCATTCCAAAAACTTAATACTCTACCCCAACTTACATTAGATGCTATTGAACCAACAACAAAACATGTTAAATTTGATAAATTTCTTTCATTAGTAGTTCCTGTTATGTATGATGGCTCTGCAACCTCTTTGATTTCTAAGCCGTTTAATGTTCCGTTTACAGTTTTAGTTCCTATATTTATTAATGTAGCATCATATCCATTTCCTGATCTATCTACAAGAGTAGTTGGTGTATTAAGTGGATTATTTGCATCTAACCATATTAATGGGGAGCCACCCTTGAAGAACTCAACTTTATTATAAACATATGGATGTTCTAATGTAGATGGCGGCGATTTTACTAATCTACTCTGTGTTCCCCATTTAGTTGCTAAATAACCTTCTACTATTTCACGTTGCGTATCATTCATTAAATAGTCAAAAATAATTACCTCACAGATTGTTCCTTTCATATAATTTGTTATGGAGTCAGGTGGTCTTCTGCGATTTGCTCCAATTGTGTATTCTGTTATCTTTATATTACTCAAAGATCCTTGATTAGGCTTGCTATAAATAGTACCGTTCACTCCAGTTGACATTTGAGATTCACCATAACTAGAATAATATATTGAAGGTGTGTTTGGAGTAATTCTAGCCATATCCAGGGGTGATGTCTTATCCTTCTGATACATTAACATTGCACCTGCATTAACATACATAGAAATTAATGAAGTAAGTTCTTGAGAATCCTCTGGAGTATTTCCATCTCGAAAACTCACTACTCTACCAGCAAATCCGCCACTATCATTTATTTCTCCTTGTGTCATTGAAGCAACAACAAAGGTTGTTATATTAGAAGTGTCTGCTAGAGGATTCGTTTGACCACCTATCCAAGAACTTGTACCATTCAGATAAAATGTATTTAATCCATTTATTGGTGCTGAAGTACCTAAAGCGTTTAGTGTAGCATTGTTCCCCTTTCCAGAACGATCTATTGCAAGTGTAGCTGTGTTTGCAGGATTACTTGCATCAATCCATACAATAGGTAATCCTTTCTCGAACGAGGTAATCACCTTTGTTTCTAAGGGGGGACGCGTTGTTGTTGTAGTTGTTGTAGATGTTGTAGATGTTGTAGATGTTGTAGATGTTGTAGATGTTGTTGTTGGCTTTGTAGTCGAAGTTGTCGAAGTTGTCGAAGTTGTTGTTGACGTTGTGGAAGTTGTTGTTGGGAATGAAATTCTCATCCAAGCGTACGTATCTCTAGTAGGTTCTGAATTTGAACCAGATGAACCTGAAAAAGCAGGACCTCTAGGATCATCTGATGACAAGTTAATATAGTATAAACCATTATGTAAAACAATTTGACCTAAAGTGTAAGTATTATTAGAATTCCAAATTCCGCTATTAACTGTATTTATTACTATAGTACCAGCAGTAAAAGTTTGACCATATGATAGCGTACTTGGTACTAAAGATTGTTTTACTGTGTACTGGTTCCATGCTGTTGGCCCTGTTGGATTATATACTGTAGAAGGGTGTACTGTTGTTGTCGTTGTTGTCGTGGAGGAAGTTGTCGATGTTGTCGACGTTGTTGAGCTCGTTGTAGGAAGTGTCGTGGAAGTTGTCGACGTTGTTGAGCTTGTTGTAGGAAGTGTCGTGGAAGTTGTCGACGTTGTTGAGCTTGTTGTAGGAAGTGTTGTGGAAGTTGTCGACGTTGTT